ATTGTATACTTAACACCTGAGATAACAATGGGTGTTTTAGAAACCTTAACATCGCCATAAACCCACGCATCACCAAAAACCCGCGCACTACCATAAACCCGCGCACTATCATAAACCCACGCACTACCAAAAACCCGCGCACTACCAGAAACCAGCGCACTACCATAAACCCGCGCACTATCATAAACCCACGCACTACCAGAAACCAGCGCACTACCAGAAACCCGCGCACTACCATAAACCCGCGCACTATCAAAAACCTGCGCACTATCAAAAACCCGCGCACTACCATAAACCAGCGCACTACCATAAACCCACGCATCACCATCCTGGCTTAAATTTACTTCGCTTTCAACATAACCCCCTAGTTCTTCAGCTTTGACATTACCAAAGGCTTTCAGTGCTTTAATTCTATAAAGCGTAGCTCCTGTATGCGCTGTTATTGTATCTGTTTTAAGTAACTCATATTTATTCATTGTGTTTCCTTTATTTGATTTTTAAAACGGCTTTTAATAAAACTATCGTGTTCTTAATCTCACCATTACTATACCCATTTGCCTTGCCTATAGTAACAATGTTCTTTTTCCAATGCGCAATAGTATGTCCTTCACATCCAATAAAAATATGGCTTTCAGTAATTGTTATTGTATGCTTAACACCTGAGATAACAATGGGTGTTTTAGAAACCTTAACATCGCCATAAACCCTCGCATCACCAAAAACCTGCGCACTACCATAAACCCACGCATCACCATCCTGGCTTAAATTTACTTCGCTTTCAACATAACCCCCTAGTTCTTCAGCTTTGACATTACCAAAGGCTTTCAGTGCTTTAATTCTATAAAGCGTAGCTCCTGTATGCGCTGTTATTGTATCTGTTTTAAGTAACTCATATTTATTCATTGTGTTTCCTTTTGTTTTATATACCCACAAAACTCTTATCGGCATGTTTTCAAAAAATTTTAGGATTTTGAAGTATATCTCAAAAAAATCATTTGACGCTCACATGTTCAGACGCTTGTTTTATTCCTTGTTTTAAACCGCTGTGTTCAATTTCGTGATATTCACTCATTGATAATGCTACATTTCGTCTTGCTCTTTGTTTAATTTTTAGTAGTAACCTTGAAAACCCTACAGCAAGCCTTGAAAAATGCTCTGCACGTTTGTTGTTTAGCTGCAAACGGTGATGAGTCTCAAGACCTAGACAATATCCTTGCGATGTTGCGACGTTTGATAATAGTTTTTTGTAATTCATTTTTATTTTCCTTTTGCTTTATTAATAGCATTTAAAGCTGTTTGAATTTTTTCATTAATTTAAAACATAAAATAAATGCAACAAAGTCCAAAAAGACACCGCAAGCAGTGTCCCAACCACAAAACAGTCAACAACAAACATATTTTTTCGCATCTTTATCTCCTTTTAGTTTATACTCAAGCTTACTTACTAACAACTTATCGGATGATATTTTAAAAACTTAAGTAAATTGTGAAAAAAATCATTAAAACATTCAAAATACATGCAATCATTAACAATTCCGCCCCAAAGGTGTCTTTAGGACTTGAAACCCACCTACCACAGTCGCTCACATAGTCTTTATCTTCAAACAGACGCATAGAGTCTCCTTTTGTTTAGTTACTTGCTAACATCTCAAGTTTACGTGCATAAATGAGTTTATAACGCGGCGTCTTTGAGTGATAGCGTGCCACCCAATGTTCATCCACCCCCGCCTTTGTTCTATGCCTTGCGACTAGCAGCGCTGCACAACGAGCGTTGCCGCTAAGCTCAAACACATTAAAAGCTTTGCATGTTGTGTGCCAATGGACAGAATTAATTTGGAACATCCCCACGTCTTTTGTGCCGTTTTTATTGACGCGCATGGGCGCTTTAGGGTTTACGTTTGACTCAATAGTGGCTATTTTGAGCAGAACACCTCGCGGAAGTCGGTATTCTTGCTCAAGGACTTCGAATGGGGTTTGAGCCACGCATAAGGATATAGTTAGGACAAGGCTAAACATTTACACCTCTTTTTAATACACACTTATTAATTTAAAAAACTACCAATATATTTTAAAGCATCTTGTTCTAAGTCAAACTCTTTGTGAAGCTTGTCTCCATACTCCACAACCTTCAAAAATGGGTTGTAAACGCGAATCACGTCACCCTTTGTTACAAGAACCATGCTAGGATTGTCTAGAGACTCCGCGTGAATTAAGGCCTTTACAAGCGTCTCAAATTGGATACAAGTGTTTGCGTTTATGAATAAGTTATACATAATAACTCCTTTTAATTGTTTTTATACATGATTTTAGGATTCGCCACGTGATCTTTAAGCCATTGTTTTATTTTTTTAAGCATTTTGTCTCCCTGTTATTACATTTATCGGCATGTTATTTTAAAACTTTAAGTAAATCTTTAAGGTACAATTCGGCTTCGTCAAAAGACAATTTTTTGTACCCATGCATTTTAATTTGTTTTAATCTAGGTTTTATTGAACAAACATAACCTCTTGACCGAGCTTCATTTACTAAATTTTTTAATAAGTTACTCATTTTAAAAACTCCTTCATTATTGCTACATATAACCTATCGTCTATTTTAATAAAAACTTTAGCACATTCTACAAAATATATTCTTAGCATGAGGCGTGCCAAAACGGGATAGCTTAATATCATTTAGGATTGTGTTATAATGTATTAAATATATACACAAAATAATTGACAGGTTATTCAAAATGAGGCATATTTTAACAAATATTAATAGAGACTTGTAAATAATGAGTCTCTCTAAAGCCCGAGACGTGAGAGGTACAGGACCTAGAAGCCTGTTGAACTCGGGGGATAGTTATAGAGTCAAGTGTTGTATGTTTAGGCGGGGACTAGGATAGAACCTAAGAAACGCATTCAGGTGGATAAGAGAAGACCTGGTTAGCTAAACAATCCTGTACATCACGCCGTAGCTGGTGGCTATAACTGGGAACGTCAACCTAGACGCGAAACATGTTCTGTACTGTCTTAAGATGAGACAAAAGAGCCTCTGGAGTAGGTTAAAAGACGTTATAGGCCTTATAAGAGCTATAGGTCTATTATGCACTGAATTGTCAAAGTAGCTCAAGACAATAGTGAGTATTCGCATAAGTATGCGGATATAATAGGATAACTTTATTTAAAATCATTTGAATGGAATGTATTATTCATATTGAAGGGCTCTTCATATATATAGTGTATTAATACAGGATATATCAATATATATAAATAGTTGTTTATTAAGTGTAGGAAGAGTAGTTTCGAGGGATAGTTGAAAAGTAGTGTAATGTATATTGTTCCTTAACAACAAAAATTAAACAATGTTAACAACTTAACAACATCCATGCAATAATTATACCATAATTAAATATATGCAACATGTATGCCATGCTACTTAATAAGTGTTCCTTATACATACCATTGGGAATACAGATATTAAGGATGAACAATGACTAAGTTATCCCGCGAGTACACAGTTAACTGTATACTATGTACATTGCATAATGCAAAGTACATACCAAGATGTTAGGCATAGTTATTGCAAGAAAAATAGGATAAGTGTAAATGGTATAGGCTTTGCAAACGCAAGAGTTAGGCCAGGGTGATTGGCATGGAGAGTGAGTAGTGCAATCCGTGTGCCAGGGGGTAGGGGTACTTTGGGGAAGGGAAACGTGTGCGTACAGTGAGAGAATATATACGCCCACTTATACTTAGTACATCACTCTTATATATTTCTTAATTGTTGAACTCTTTATATATTTTCCTGTTGTACAATAGTTAATACACTCATTTAGTGTAAACTTCTCCTACAGAGTAGCTTGTCTTTTTCAAGAACTCCATCAAACAACTAAAGCTTAGGAGGGGGGATATTTACGTTTATATCCGCGTCAAGGATGTGTGCTGGTGTCTTACCTGCTATCTACGTTATCGGCCCCCCGGGACACTTCCTACCAACACGTTCCTTAATGGAGCTGAGCCTCACTTCTTCCAGTTATTACCCTAGCGCCATAGTTTTAATGTAGCACGGCTATGCTATAAAGTCAAATCTCTTATAATTTAGGAATAATCCTCGGCAGCATTTTTTCCCAAACACCGTAAAAGGTGCTACTCCAGTCTTTTTTATTACACTCACCTGCTATTTGAAAGTTTGTCATTGTGGTACCTTTAATGTTAAAACTTAGTTAGATAGTACATTGGTTCTTCTACTGCGTAGTAGAGTTTTTGATCACATTCAAATAAAAGTCCATGTCTTCTAAAGTAACCATGACGGTATTTAATAAAACTTAAAGTGACTTTAATCTACTTTACGGGCCAAGTTAGCTCCGGCTATATATTTTCTCTGAGCTATAACAGTTAATACACTAAATCACTCTCAAATGTCTTAAAAGGTCGTGAGTGTTGTCTCTGACGGGATGATGATCTGTCCACCCTTGATCCCACATTCAAACATAGCGTCACGTAGTGTCATCCTATCTACTTCGTTTGCGCTCAACCTAGCCCGTTTTAGAGCGTTATACGCTATATTGTGCGCAACAGCTCCGTCTTTACTAACGGATGTTCTATCCAAAGGTGTAATACATCTTCTTCTCTTACTGAATAACTGATAATGTCGTGAATGCGGATTACCCTCATATTACTTTTAACTCCCTTAATCTTGCATGGCACCACCCCGGTATACCAAAGAAGTAGTGTTTGTCAACGTAAGTAAACATCATCTTGGACATTGTCACTATACCACCCGTAAATGTCTATTTATTTTTCTTATATCAGCTCTAAGAACAAAAACAATATTAATGCTCGATGTATAAAATGTACTAAATTCTGTAAATTCATCATACAGTGATAATATCCGAGAAGCTGTCATACAACCTTTAGTTTCTGAGCCCAAGACAAATAGTTAAATAAGACGTCTGGTCCCGTCGTGAAGGGTGTTGTTCTCCACGTCTGTAAAAAAAATGTCATTCAAAGTCATGTAACCCTCATATTCACGAAAACATCGTCATAACACCATTAACCTGTTATTAATATACTGTAATTGTTGTCTAAAGTTTATTACAATTAATAGAACACTCTTTTTTACTGTAATGACTTTCAGGATACAATTTACTTTCATATCATCCTCAGTTTTGATAGCTTGACGTTAATATATGGATGCATTACCAACGCTTCAGTAGTATGTGTATCTATGTAGGAATAATTCATATTTCCAACAACGCCTTTGCACTACGCACTAAATACAGTTCCATAGATATCACTGATTTGGGAAAATACAATACTTGTACATTATAATCAAAATAAATTGTAGTTAGTGTCATATTTTAGAAATGACCATTTATTATACGTTTGATAAAATAAAAAACATTACCTATATAAATATCTATATTCGAGTCTTCTATACAAAAAATAACTTGAAATAACGTTACATGTCTCTTGTCCGCCTAAAACAACATAATGTTATCAAAAATATAGCATCTCCATAATTTGTTGTGCTTATTTTGCGTCCGGCAACTTTTAAAAAACAATCAAACGTCATACTACCTTCATATTTGAAAATTTGTCTTCAACATTAAACAACACTTCGCTCTCCATTATGTAATAATATACGATGTATTTATCTTGTAAAAGATCAAACAATACGTTAAAAGTCATATTGTCCTTAATTTTTTTAGTTTAAGGTCAATATACGAAACCATTGCCATTTTCTCACTAATGCGCCTACTTGTAGAGGAAATAATCATGCGGCAAACAACGACCTTCAATTTCATATCATCCTCAGTGTTAATAGTTCTTTGTTAATATACAACGTCTTCATTGCATTGATATGCGCAAAAAATAACGCTAGACATTATCATATACCTCCTATAACAGTCTATTTCTATATTTTATATCTAATAAATTCATATTTGTATCAACCTTCGTAAGAAACAATTCTATTTGAAAAAGATTAACTTCTGTTGTTTTAAATTCGTCACCAACATACATAAGTTTAGAAATAGTCATATACACCGCAATTGGTTTAAACATTCGAGAAGCTTTTGATCTACAACAAATTCTAAACATACGCTGCTATCTAACACAATATAAAAGGATATATGGCAGAGTTTCATATGTCTTTAGTCCATTTAAAGGGGCTTTCACTTAACGCCTTTACCATACCCCCTGTAAAAGTTGGAAACGGGATTGTTTTTATAATTTGATCAAATGTCATAGATAAATATTACACTAATTCAAGCAAAATAACAAGTAATTTGTGATGTGGCGGGGAGCAATGTGGGGGGTATAGCGATCGATTAAACGTGGCTCGCTGCCGCTCGCCACCATCCCACTACGGCACAGGTCTCTTCTCGCCACACTTCTCGCAATACTCATACTCTTCGTTAAATCCGGTGTACTTTTTCCAAGCGTGATAACACCCATGGCTGTACCCAGCTGCAATCATTTTAGACCAGCAGAGAACATCCTGACTAAAAAACCCAACGTAGTCGTTTGTTTGTAGTCTATAGTTCCAATTATTCATAGAGGCATTAAACTGTAAGTCAAATAGTCTTTTTAAATTCACCATCTCAACATCAATGGTACGAGTGTCTTTATCAGTAAGAGATACTTCCGTCAAAGTGTACATATCAGTGTGATAAGTAACATCACTTATAATGTAATATTTATTAGCGTTAAATTCACTACTAAACACGCAATCTTTTAACTTATAAATATTACCAAGCATTAGTCGATATTCTCAATAATGTCGCTGTGAGTTGCAGTAGCATAAGAATATACAGACTGATGAGGAGTTTGATACCGTTTCCAGCGATTGTTATAGATTTCAACACTGTTGTCTGGGTAATAAATTTTAAGACTATTGTTTTTTCCAATAAGTAGTGTGGGTTTAGTAATACTCACTGTAGGAGAAACACATTCATACGGTAATACTACAGGGGGTAGTCCAACATTAGATAACGGTATGGTTGATAACATCAGCGATGATTTAGAATCTTCAGATACTTTGTTTGTGTTTTTTACTTCACGTTTTTTAAACATCGGTTTTATAAAGTTCAGTGTAGTATAAATAACAATAGCAGTTGCGATAATAAATAATGTCTTCATAAATCTCCTTTAAAAAGTTAAGTTTATAATGGGTACCGCAAGAAGTCCGCCTAAAAAGGCTGCCTCAACGTCGGTTTTATTGAACTGGGTGTCATAATACGCCTCTTTTGCTACGCTAAGTAGTAAAACGCTACCAAAAGAAAGTAAAAACGATTGTGTTTTTGATATTTCATACTTTTCTTTAAAATAATTTACAAGCATTACGGTAGAAACTCCACCGACGAACACAGTTGCGTTTCTTTCAGCACTTTCATAAACAAATGCGTTAGTATTATTAAAACTTAATAAAAGAAAAAACAACACATACTTCATTTGTGTTCTTTCCACTTCTTTAGTAAAAAACTTTCTTTCCTACCACTAGGCCTTTGAATATTTAAATGAGGAATGTACTTATACAGTTCTGAAGGAAATTTTATATATTGAGCCATAAGCTCATAACGGTTTCTTACTCCGTAATATTTGTAAAGATACGTAAGTTGGTGTTTTAAGGCTTTTATATTAATATTTACTTCCTTACTAACGTCATCTAACCCCTTACCCTCTAGTATAGGTTTTAAAAGGGTAAGGCGTAGTGTTCTACTTATTTCAACGTTTCTGCGTCTCATCTAACAATACTCACATTAATGCAGTTGTCTGGCCTAATACTAAAACTGCCTAAGTAAACTCCGAGTAAAAGTCCTACAACCAGGTAAACAACGTTCGTCATATTTTACCAACATATTCAAAGTTTTTCATGTCTTTACTGTTTTCGATTACAACAGTGCTTGCGCCAATACCTGGAGACATTGCTGTGGGGTCTTTGGTGTGGAGACTTGCGCCATTAAACCCGGCAATTAAATAACGAAACTGTTTCAATAAACTCTTAGGTCTTTCAAACATATCATCAGTAGTATAAACCCCTCCCGTTGATTTTTCAACAAAAGTTAGCATTATTAATCTGTGTACTGTTAACGCTTTAACTTTTTTGTTTTTATATAAATTAACAAATTTATAATTCCATGCGTTAGTTTGATGTTTTAAATATATATTATTTTTATGAGAAAAAACTTCTCCGTCTTTAGTTATTGAGTATAAATTTTCATAACCGGGTATAGCTTTCATCCCGTATCTCCTTTGTATACTGTATACAGTATACTAGCTACCTGCTAAATAATATTTGCTACTTCTTGTGTATTTAGGAAATTCTTTTGTTTCAGTGAAATGTTTATCAACAAATAAACAGTAGTTGTTAGGTAATGCGCAGAGCTGACCACTATCTAAAACAATGACGTTGTGTGTTTTAAACTGCTCAGGATCTTCTGCTAGCCCTCCGCCAGCATAATCAATAGTAAATAAATACCTACCATCAATACCAAGCTTAGTTTTAACTTGATAGTCTTTTAATGCTTCATACTCGATGAGCTGCGCTGGACCATCAAGACACGTGAAAGGTTGAAGCTCTTCGGTTTTTAAGTCACTGTTATAGACAAAATGTTCGCTATACTTAGTACAGCGAAGAGCTTCAATAGGAAGGCTCGAGTACACAGCGCCAGATTCTAGGTGGACAGTAAACAGAATAGGTCTACCAGAGACACACTTAGCCGAAATTAAGTATGCGTCTTCTGTCAGCATTGCGTCAGCGCCATCTTGAGTAAGATAGCTTTTTATAATTTTTACTTTTAATGTGGGGATATTTACGTTAAACATGTATTAACTATAACATGTCTTTTACTTTTTGCAACTCTTTTTGAATGTATTGTTTGTCATTGTTTTTTCTACAAAGCCCCGAGGGGTGAGGTAGCGGAATGTTCTCAATTTGAAGCGCATCTAACCGTTTTTTAGCTTTAACGCCCAGCGCTACAACAAGAAACCCTCGACTTTTTAGTTTCTTTATATTATCTAGATTTTCTTGAGTGCGGCTGTTTAAAACAATATAGTATTTAGGATTTATATACCCAATCCACTCTACCAAGCGGTCAAAGCATCTAGCGCCAACAAACGCAATGTCGTAATTTATATTTGTTTTTGACGGCTCATCGCCCACAAACACTATATGTGACACAATAATTCCCTAGAAATATTTCTAGTTGCTCTCCACAATTCGTAAGGATGATCTGAAGGAAAAAGGAGTTGTGTGTGTAGTTGAGTTAGCCGCATTTATACTTCTATCGGAACATTCACATCGTTAATATACGTTAGTAGAGTAAATATTTTCATATTTCTTCTAAAAGTTTAATTGTGTAATATAATTCTTCAAACATATGCCTACCTAAGCCGTTTGTATATCTTGTAGAATTTAAACGTAAAGAAAATAACTTCATCATATATCTTTTAAGAGATGTACCCCAGTGTAAATAAGACATCTATCGTAACTGAGGTGATAAAAAATTCTCGTTTCGAGACTATTGGTTAATAATTGTGTAATTGTCATATTTTTTGTACAAATTGTGTTACTTGAATATTAAATAAAGTCATATATGTGTTAATTGACTAAGCGTGTTAGTTTCTCTAAACAACCAACTATATCTCAAATAGCTTATGTCAGTATGTCTATAAAATTACTACTGCTCATTTTCTTTACCAATAATTAGACCTTGATCTTTAATTTGATATTGTCTACCCAGGTAAGCAGTGAGGCTTGTACCAAGAAAGTATAAACTTGACCAAAAGGCTTCTTTAAGCTGTGCCATTGTAGCGTCTGTCAAAGTAAACTGTGTAGTTAGTTTAGCAAAAATAGAAACAATCATTAATAGAATTGCAATTGACGCAAGCCCTGCTGAAACTACAACTAAAGACACGGTGATTGACCCTTTACCCGTCTTTGGGTCACGAATTGTAGGAAGAGGAATGCCGAGTGAGTTCATATTGTTAACAAATTCTAAATATTTTTCTTTTAATTCATTTAGCATACAGCTCCTTTAATTTTATAATTAATACAATATTACCACTAAACTCGTTATTATTAAAATTATAAACCAACTCGGGTCTAATTACAAAGTTTTCTTTTTCATATTTAAGCTTTTTAAATGGACGAGTAGTGATGCGTTGAGTAACTATTGGTATTACCCATGCTCCATAAATTAAATCATCGTCTTGAAGACCTGTATATTTATAAAAAGTATTTTTAGAGCGTTTTTGTAATTCTTTAAACTCAGCGTTAACCTCTGGATATAGGAAGAGTGCTCTGCGGGCAGTGTCGGATGCGTTGCGATATTCTTCGTTTTGAACACCGAACAATGATAATGCTAGTATTGTTTTACCGCTCAACATCATCGTCTAATATAAAAAAATTATAATTGTACAGTTCTACGAATAACTTTACAAAATTTTTGTTTTCTTCTTTTCTTATATATTGATTTATGGCGTAAACATCTCCAGGAGTTACAAAGTCATAGTTTAACTTAAAAACCATATCAATAAACTCTTCTCGATGTGGATGTTTTTTAATAAACTTAAATAAAAAATAATAGAACTTATTGATTAACGTCGTCATTACCAATAATTGCTAAGTCAGCGTTTACTAGTTTTGAAACAATTGTACATTCGCTTTTTAGTTTTTTAGAAATAAGAGGAAGCATTTTATTAGCAATTGTTAAATTATCATAAACAGCAACCACTTTTTTATCTTCGTCTTGTACTACAAAAATTTGAGTATTTATCATGACACTCTCCATTGTCTTTCGCTGGGACTTATTGTGTTTTCGTCTACGGGCATAAATTCAATAACAAAATCTTTTTTAACTACGATTGTAAGCTTATTGTTTAAACTAATCGTAAAAAACTTATCTTTTTCATTAACTAAGAATTGTTTTACGTCATTGATATTCATTTCTTTATCAAACTTTACGGTCTTTGCTGTATTATCGCTAAATCTAAGTGTGTAGACGCTCATTAGTGTAATCTCCCTTTGTCTGGTTCAGTAGCTTTGGTAAATGTGTGTATATCATAGGTTTCACCGTCGTGCATTTGCTCTAATACTTCTAATACTTTTTCTGAATTACCAATAATTAAAACAGTTCCTTGCGTGTGTTCATTGAACGCAACATACCAGTTTAATTTTTCACAGTTTTTTATAATACCGTTAATTAAATCTTCCATAGATTCTTCTTTAACCATAACACTTCCTTTATGGAAAGTCAAGTTTACGCCAATTACTGTAATCTATACCGAAAACTGTAATATCTTCTTCTTTTGTATTCCACCACGTACCGGTTTTAATCTTTTTATAAATTTTACAAGTTGCGTTTGTTATACTAAAATTAGCTTTATGTATTTTGGTCACTACATAAACAGTGTTGTGATCGTTTAGTTTAAACCAAACATCATTAATTTTTAACGCTGATTCCATAAAAACTCTTTCAATGCTAAAATTATAAATACAATTTGAGAAAACATAAAAATATAATTAAGAGTATTTAAGAAGAATACACCATTTATGTAAGCTAAAACGGCATAAATAAAAGATTTCTTCATTTATTTCCTTGCTCGTATTCGTAACAAAACGCTTTTACTCCTAATTGAACCTGACCCATATCAGGATTGTATTCTATCAATTCAGAGCAAGTATGTCGTAAACTATGAGATATTCTATGGTTTTTTAGAACTCGTAAATGGGTGTCTAGCTTAGAAGTTTCATAGCCTATTGTATAAAAAACTAAGTAACATCCGATTGTATAGCAGCATAACACCAAAAAAAACTTCATTAGATGTCCTTCCATAAAAGCTTTCGTGTAAAATGGTGAAGAATTTTTTTCTCTCCGTCCCAGTTTTCTTCATAAACACCCTTGAGTTTTTTTGGCCAGGAGTGGTGTTTTTTGTCGAATCTTCCTGCAATATATTCTAATTCATCTATAGAAAGGCCGGTAGCTTTCGTTACATATTCAATGTTATTATCGTCACTTAGATACATTGGACATCTTTCTTATAATTTTACCTGTTCTAACCGCAGCTGCTTGAGAAGTTCCGCTTAAAGTAATTCCGTAAGCGGTTAGATTGACGCTAAGTTCGAAAAAATCTACAATAGGCCCAGTGTTTGCGTTATTGCTACTTCCAGTAACCACAATAAGACGATCGTCATAGCACGCCGGATAGTAGTTACAGTGTGATTTTGATAAATAATCACCGCTATTTCCAGACGCAACGACCACAACAATGTTTTTATCTAAAGCTTCCTTAATTAGTTCTTTCTCTTTTTTGAGAGGGTTTATTCCCCCTAGCGAAAGATTTATTACATCAACTTTCGTGTCAATTGCCGTTCTTAAGGCTTTTTGTATCTTATGAATTACATTAATGTTGTTTTTTTCATTAAAAACTTGTAAAATAATTTGACAATAGTGACTTTTTTTGGTATACCTGTTAATAAGACCAGATACATTGGTGCCGTGTTTATTACTCCAAGTGTCGGTTTTGTCCCACATATGGTCAGTGGAACACAAAGGGATATCAGCAGCAACGCCTGCGTCTAGTCCGCTGTCAATGACGGCCACTTTAATTTGGGCGTAAGTAAGAATCGAAAGAAAAAAGATAAACATATAGTTATTAAACTATATGTTATCGATGTTGTCAACCTTTTAACAAATATACATAGCTAAAAAAGAGTTGTTTAGGCAAAGAGCAAAACTAAATAAGTTATTTAAAAACTAAAGAATGCCGTCACGCCAATAAACTACACTTTTCTCTAAATAAAGGATTTTTCTATGGAATTAATAAAAAAAGTTAATTATAACTTAGTTATATTGGTAGCGTATGTAGTAAAGTGTCTTGTTACGCCTGTTTCATTTGCAGACAGCGTGGTTCTCTTGGCGCTAGTTTCTCCGGTTCTTCTTAAAATGTATTTAAAGATTAAAGAACCTAAGCCTCTTGACCCCAGTATTTACAAAGAACTAGACCAGCTTAAAAAAGACGTTCAATATCTTAAAAGCGAAATGAGCGCAGCTAACGTAGCTAGTGTTATAAAGGCTCCTACTAAAAAGTATTTCGGTTAATTATGTCTAAAAGTATAAAAACTCTAGCCAACGATTTTAAAAACACTGGCGTTTTAGAAATTGAGATTAAAACACTTAAAACTCGTTGTGATCAACTAGAAGCATACAACAATCACTTACTCGCGGAGCTTGATAGAGCACGTAAGGTTGACCGCTCTGGTGTAATAAAACTGTATTTAACACCTGAGCAAGAAATTCTTGAGCAACAAATTTCTCGCATTCAAGCCGTGTCTCGTGAGCGCACCTTGACACTTGAAGAAACTAAGATGCTCGATTTACATATCAAAAACAAACGATTGCTAGATGATAAAAGCACCGTTAATGCTGAATATAAAGACATAAAAAATTCATCCATTAGCGACCTTTTAAAACTAGCCGAAGGGGAACCATCTGATGTCACAAAAAATGCCGAGTCAAAAACAAGCGCAAAAGCTGCTATGGAGTAAAGGTGTTCTTCGCTGGAAGTTAACGCCTGTTCAAAAGACAATCTACGATAAATTTTATTCTTCGGATGATTATGTAACTACCGTATTGGCATCAAGACAATTGGGAAAATCCTTTGCTATGTGTGTTCTTGCTGTAGAGACATGTTTACGTACTCCAAATGCTGTCGTCAAGTATGCGTGTCCAAAACAAAAAATGGTTAAAACTATTTTAAAAGCAACAATGCGTCAAATATTAGAAGATTGTCCAGAAGAGATAATGCCTGAGTATAAAGAAGCCGACAAGCTTTATGTATTTAAAAATGGCAGCGAAATACAAATGGCGGGATGTGATAACCAAAACTACGACAGCATTAGGGGCGGTCGAGCGCATCTTTGGATTGTCGATGAGGCGGGATTCTGTGATGATTTAGAAATTGTCGTTAGGTCAGTGTTGTCTCCTACTACGACTACTACTCGCGGTAAAGGGTTACTTGCTTCTACTCCCGACCCTCACAATCTGGATCACGATTTTATTAAAAAATTTGTTGAACCCGCTTCGTTTGATAAAACTCTCCACAAGTACACAATTTATGATAACTCGTTAATTACCGATGAAGATAGAGAAAAAATTATTCGCCAATATCCGGGAGGGGTAACTAATCCTTTGTTCCGAGCTGAATACATGTGTGAGATTGTTAAAAGCGCTGAAATATCTGTTATACCAGAGTTTGATGATGAAGCAGAAAAAAAACTTGTACAAGAATACCCTCGCCCTGCGTGGTTCGACACTTACGTTTCTATGGATATTGGGGGTAAAGATTTTACAGCGGTGTTGTTTGGATATTTCGACTTTAGTAAGAAGAAAGTAATTATCGAAGATGAATTTGTGATGAAGGGTAAACAAAATAGTCAGGTTATTGCTGAAGGTATCAAACGTAAAATTAGAGAGTTGTGGCAAGAAAAACCCGTTTATTTGATGTATGCGGATAATAACAATGTAATTTTACTGAATGATTTGTCTATCTATCACGATTTACATTTTATCCCTACAAAAAAAGATAATAAAGAAGCCGCAGTAAACCAGTTGCGCTTATTAGTAGCAAATGAAGAGCTTATTATAAGCCCTAGATGTAAAACTCTTATAGCTCACTTAAAAAATGCCGCCTGGGCTAAAAACTCAAGAAATGACGGTAGTTTTCGTGTATTTGCTCGAAGTGTAGCGTTTTCTCACTTTGACTTTGTGGATGCAGCGCTGTATATGGTTAGAAACATTCGGTATTCTAAGAATCCTTATCCCAAAGGGTATGGTTTATTAGCCGGAGAAAACTCATACACTCGAGAAGTAGAAAACTCGGAATATTCGGTATTTAGCGACATGCTTAAGGCCCGAAGTTCTTTTAAACGACGTGAGTAAATTTAACAAATATAGATAGCACAAATTCTATAAGGAAGTTCAATGCAAGATCGGTATTTCGCAGCTAAACCACCAGAAGAAATGGCTCAGACTGTATTAACTAAGGCTGAGCGTTGGTTTTTAGCATTAGACACAAACGGATACTTGCAAAAATTAGTTCAAGCGTGGAGCGCTTATTACGGGGCTTACTACAGTGACGTTGGTAGCGGTCATCAAATCGTATTTGGTGGAGAGCAAGGCGAGCTTACTCAATTGCCTGTAAACCACTTTAGAAATCTTTGTAGGCATATGCTTACTATGGTGACAGCAAACCGTCCCGCCATGCAAGCTCGCGCTATTAACACTGATTATAAATCATTAGTACAAACTAAACTAGCGTCTGGTCTCTTGGATTATTATCTTCGAGAAAAACGACTAGAAGATTACTTACACTCCGCTATTGAATCTGCAATTGTTATGGGTAGTGGGTACATTAAAATGGAATGGAACTCTACTGCCGGTGAAATATACGACGTAGACCCAGACGAAGTCGATGAACAGGGTAATGTTATCCGTAAAGGGTTCCCTATCTATGAAGGGGATGTTAAATTTTCGAACCTTTCGCCTTTTAACGTTGTATTTGACGGTACTAAAGAGTCTAGCAAAGACCACGACTGGGTTTTGTGTCGTTCTTACAAAAACAAATACGATTTAGCCGCTAAGTTTCCAGAGTTTAAAGACGAAATTCTAAAACAAGAAACTAAAGACTCTCAACAACGTTACGATTTTAATAGCAATTTCTACGACGGTAGTGACGACATTACTGTTTATGAGTTTTATCACAAAAAAACAGAGGCCATGCCTGAAGGGCGTTACACTTTGTTTGTATCTAGAGACGCAATTCTTATGGATACAACTATGCCTTACCGAGACCTCCCCGTTTACCGGGTAACTCCTGGCGATATTATGGGCACTCCGTATGGGTACACCGACACGTTTGATATTCTTCCTATTCAAGATGCTTTAAATTCTCTTTACTCAGCTGTTTTAACTAACCAATCAGCGTTTGCTGTACAAAACATTATGGTTCCTCGCGGCTCAGACTTTAATAAACAAACGCTGTCTGGCGGAATGAACATTATTGAATACAACCCAGGGTTGGGTAAACCTGAGCCTATAAACTTTACAAACACTCCGCCTGAAGTTTTTAGTTTTATTGGAATGCTAGAAAAAGTTGCTGAAACTATTTCAGGTGTTAACTCAGTTGCTCGTGGTAACCCAGAATCATCTCTTAAGTCTGGTAACGCTCTTGCTTTAGTTCAATCAATGTCATTACAGTTCATATCAGGACTTCAACAGTCCTATGTAAAGCTCATTGAAGACGTTGGTACAGGTCTTGTAAACATGTTAAAAGACTTTGCTGCGGTTCCTAGAGTTGCCGCTATTGTCGGAGAGTCAAATCGCACCTACATGAAGGAGTTTAGCGGGGACGACCTATCTGAAGTAAACAGAGTTGTAGTTGATGTAGCTAACCCTTTATCTAAAACGACCGCCGGGCGTGTTCAAATGGCAGAACAGATGCTACAAATGGGATTAATAAAAAGTCCTGAACAATATTTTTCTGTTATTAATTATGGAAAACTTGAGTCAATTACTGATAGCGCTGACAGACAACTTTTATTAATTAAAGCCGAAAACGAAACAATTTTAAACGGTGGTATGGTTAACGCGGTTGCAACCGAAGCCCATGCTTTACACATTAAAGAACATGGTGACGTACTTGCTGACCCTAATTTAAAAAATGATGCAGAGTTAGTTACTAGAGTGCTATCACACATTCAAGAACACATCGATATGCTTAGAATGACTGACCCTGATCTTCTCATGATTAGAGGTGAACAACCTTTAGCTCCTCCTGGTGGCAGTGCGGCAAACCAAATGAGTCCAGATCAGATGGTTAACACTCAACAAATGGGACCAATGGACGAAGTAATGCAAGCTCCGCAAACATTTGCTGCTAGCCCAGAAGGTGCTAACGTAAATTTACCATCATTACCGCAGCCTCCAGCGCCTTTTAACCAGTTGCCAACAGACCCTTCTCAAATGACACCAGAGTAACGTATGAGCTATAAAAAGATTAAAGAGATGATGAGCTGTAATTCGCCAAAACCTTCAACAAGACCGGGTAAAAAACGAATGGTTAAGGGTTGTGAAAATGACAGAGAAAAAATTGTCCACTTCGGAGACGACAAATATTCTTCTAACTATTCTGACGAAGCTCGTAAGAATTTTAGAGCGAGACACAATTGCGATGAGCCAGGCAGCAAGTTAAAGGCTCGTTATTGGGCTTGTCAAAATCTTTGGAAGAAAAACTCAACAAAAATACAAGGAAAATAAAATGAATGAACAGCTAAGAAAACTAGCACAACAAATTAGAGAACAAAAACTAGCGGAAATTGTTGAAGAACCTTCTGATGAACTTTCTATCGAAGATTACGCAAAGATGGAGCCTCCTCGCGGTGACTATTCAAAAAAACCAGAACGATTTACCAATGTTCGTAATTATTTAAAAAACATGGACACGTCAGTTTCTCCTTATGAAGGTGTTATAGAACCCAATACTAGGGTTACTAACGTAAACGCTTTTGACATAAAAAAACCTACACCTCAAGAAATAATGTTTAAAACAGTAAGAGAAAACAGTTTGCTACCAAACACTAATGCGTATGAAAATATCGAGAAGTATAAAGAAGAGATTAGAAAAAAACATAGAGGAATGTAATGTCGAATAACTTAAAAGGTTATGATGCCTTTCAAGTATTGAGAAGTGTATTTGACGTAGATATGAATTGTCTACGTGTGTGCGTTGTCGATGGCGCTAACCCCGGTTCAAGCGGTGTTATTGTTACCATTACGCACACCGATGATAGTATTCGTTTGGGAGACGGTACTTACTTTTTTACTAGTACTCTTTCTGGCGGTAAAGTAGCGCTAGATGTTAACGTAATTAATAGTAATTTACCAATAACAATAAGAGATTTAGCTTTTGCTACTGATAAAGTAGACGTAACGGGTTCTAGTGTTACCGTTAGTGGCGTTGATTTAGATATTAGAGATTTAAACTTTACTAGCGATAAAGTAGACGTAACGGGTTCTAGTGTTACCGTTAGTGGTACAGACCTTGATATTAGAAATTTAACATTCGCTACTGATAAGGTCGATGTTTCTGGCTCCACCGTTACTGAACAAAACAGCGCTGACATTCTAAACTCAGTTCAGTCTATTGATGGTAAACTACCGTCTTTAGGTGTTCAAACTCAATCAAATTCAGTTAGTGTAACTTTAGCATCCGATCAACCTAACATAAATGTTAATTGTGATTTAGAGGCTTTTACTAACGTAAACCCGGACAGTGTTCAATTAGTAGGAAGCATCGACGGGACCAAGACCGGTCAAAAATTCGGAGTAGTCAATAACCTTAGATTGCAGATATTGGATTCGCACGACAGAGTGGCAGAGTTTACATATGCAGACTTTGGTACAAAAAATCAAAGAATAACACAAATTGATTACTCTAGTGCTACTTTTTCGGGAGTTTTAGTTAGAAGAGTTTTTAGTTACACGCCAGTTGGAAATAATTATCGACGAGACGACGAAACTTGGTCTCTAGTTTAATATATTAAGGAGTAATAATGAAATATGTAAAAGCTGATCTACTGTCGCCCATTGGCGCTACTTATGATCAAACTAGAACCACTACTCAGGGTCGAGCACAAACCAAAACTATTTCAGGGGACGTAGCTCTTGGTCCTCCTTTGAATAGATTTGTTGATGTTGTTACCGATACATCTGTTGCATCCAGCGTAATTCCTACCGGAAGTTACCTTTCACCAAATGGTAGACTGTTCACTTTGGGGGTTATAGCAGGTGGTGTTATACCAATCTCCCTACATCAGGTCGATTTGGTTACTGGTAGTAATACTTTTGTCGGAACAATAAGAGTTCCCTTTGCTAACGTAGCTGCGACAACTCAAATAATTAGAGGTTTAAAAGTTTTAGACACCGGAATTACTGGCTGGAGATTTTTTATAGCTACAACCGGTTCAATATTAATTAACGGAGGACTTTATTGCGTTAATAACGTAGATCAAAGTGATTTTTTGCCATCTGGAGCAGGTACTTTATTCCCATTTGCAACGGGTTTAAATCAAAAAGCTGTGTACTTACTACAAGACCCTAGTAACATTGGTGTAGCCCAACTAAACGTCGCTGCTACCGGAGTCGTTTTAGATAGACCCAATAACCGAGTTTATGTCCATAACGGTGTATCAGCGACACACCAATATTACGTTTATAATTCATCAGCCTCTTTAAACTGTCCCTTATCAAATGCGACGATAGACCCCGCTACTGACAGATTTACAATTACTGCTCATGGGTTTGCTGATAACACTCCCATTTTTATTACAAATTTAACTGGCGCAGCTGGGCTAATAAATAACACTAATTATTTTGTTAGAACCTCCACTGCTAATGATTTTCAAGTTTCACTTACTTCAGGCGGAGCTGCTGTTAATATTACTAGTTTGGGTTCTGCTGACGTATGTCGAGCATTCGGTACAACAGGCTCTGCTTGGGTTCATAAAACCGGTAACCTACCAGCCCTTACTGGGACTTTAATTACGCTTGACTCAGAAGACTACGCTGTTCCCGGACACACATCAAATTCAGGTCAGCCTTGTGTGTTTTTTTGCACCACATCTAACTTGTATTTAGGGAGAATAAGTGAACTCACGTCAGGGGCAACTTCGTGGCCGTCATTAACTACCTCTAATTTACTCGGAAGTCTTAATCAGATAGTTACTCCTACGTTGGTATTGGCGACGTGGTCTACTGTTTTAGATCGCGCTATTTACCTAACTAATACCAATATTTTGATAATGAAACAAGTAGTTAATAACGTTATCGATAGAATTTTTGGGGGTTCAACCAACCTTCAACGAGAAGCTACTCCGAGTAATGTCATTCCTTTACAGTGGTTAAACGCTAGTTCTTTAGATGTAGAAGACGGGTGGTTGGTATTAACCGCAGCAACAAACGTAGGTCAGCGTGGTAACTTTTTAGCAGATCTGCGCTCAGATTCTATTTTTGACTATTCTTATGTTGTTACTAAAGTTTTAGACACTTCAAATTCTATTTATAAGTTTATTTCGTCTGTAGATAAACTTTTTGATGATACAGGTAGTTTAAGTGTTGATTATAGAACTTCTGGGTTTGGTTCAATTTCTGGTGGTTGGACGCCTATCGGATTCGCTGAAGATCTGAGCGGTATTTCTACGGGGGCTCAAGTTCAATTCAAAATAAGATTTAACACTTTAGGTTTAGACACCTCAATTCCTGCTCAGTTGAGAGAATTTTTCTTGGGGTTAGTTAGTAACACTGAGATTTCTGATAATTGGGAGTTTAGTGATGATTTTTCTGACAATAACGTTCCGTCAAGAACAGCTTTTAGGTTAAAAAAAGCATACACAAGCGTAGTGCCTACGCTCTATTACAGAGCCTATGACTTATCTAATGCTTTAATTGTCAACCATAACACAGTAACTAATATTTTAAATTTTGAATATTCGACGGATAACGGAACCTCATGGTTACCTTTAGGTGTTGTGCCTAACGTTGTTGGTACTTTATTGCGTTATACGTTTACATCTCCTCCCGGAGTTGACGTAAGACCCGGTCTTAGAGAGGATTAAAAATGGCTAATTTTTTAGTCGAAAACAATTTTTATCAAGGGACTAGCGACGCTTGTATTATTGACCTAACCCCCCCAGTGTTTTCTGGTATCACGGGTCTTGATGTAGAGTCGCGGGGACAAATACGAGCAAGCTGGTCTGCCGCTACTGACCCCACGTTACCAATTAGATACGAAATTTACATAAAAGCAGGAAGCAACGTTGGATTGTTTTCAGTTAGTAACATAGTAGCAATTAGTTCTAACTTGCAATACGATATATTTACATTACCCGATGGTTCTTTTTTAGTTAATGGTACTACGTACTTCGTTGGGGTTAGGGCTTTAGATGGCGTGAATAATCGAGATAGTAATGTAGTTTCACAAAGCGTTATATCTACGGGCGTTCTCACTGCTATCGATGTTTATGAAAGCAAGGCTAGTGTTACTAACGTAACTGACGGCGAATTTAAAGTGGTTGCGTGGGTCAATAAAAACGAAAGTTTAGCTATTGCGCCCGGTGCAGCTTTAGGACAAGCTTCTTACACGGTTTATGATAGTCTAGGGGTGCTAGTTCCTGGATTTTCTGGTGTTGTAGTTTCACCAAACGCGCAGGGTTTATACGTTTTCCCTGTCGTTAATAATACTTTAAACGTAAACGAGTCTTATCAATTAAGGGTGTCTATCGTTGTTGATGGAGAAGCTCGAATTAATTTTGTATCTATACCAAAACAAGAGGAAGTCTACGTTTTGGATGGTGTAGTTTCTTTAAATAATTCTAACAATCTTACTGGTAGTTTTTGGGTAGAAAATAACGGGAAAACGTTAACTTCGGGTTTGAGTACCGGTTCTTATCAGGTCTATTTAGCTGACGGAACGATTGTCCCCGGGATTAGCGAAACTGGTATAGTCGCTGACGCAAACGGATTTTTTACAATAACGCCTTTTGCGTTGCCTGGATTTCTTGATATAACAGAGTCTTACATTGCGCGTTTAACGTTAAGTGTTGATGGTCAACCTAAAACTAAAAATTTAATCATCGACGACGAACCCGTTGTTTATGACGTTAAGAGCGTTTTTTCTATAAACGCTTTAAATCAGTTAGAAGCAACGTTTTGGGCAACTAAAAACGATGAAATTGCTTCAACAGTTCTTTTGGGTACAGCTAGTTATCAAATTTACGACAAGCTAGGTAACACCGTGGCTGGATTGAACCAATCTGGTATAGCCGCTGATATCAATGGGTTTTTTCATACAACGCCAGTTTCTGCAATACTGTTGACAGATTTAACTCATTATACTGCTCGAGTAACTATCACAGTAGCAGGGAAAGCGCGAACCGCAGCTAAAGGATTTTCTTTACTAGGAACATAATGTCTATACTTCGTCGTTTAGTAGCTCAAGACAGTAACTATGAAAACCAATGGTTAAAGGTAGACCACGGTTCTCGTTATATCGTTAACGATGTTAATGAGTGTCAATTTCTTTTTGGTCCAAATAGCGAATTAAATAATAGCGCTCAGGTTTTAAAAATAGCAGCTCAGTTAAATACTAATACGTTAGATAAAATTCGTTTTACAGGGTATTTGTATAACCCAAAGACAGGAGCTATTGATTCTAGCTCTAGCGTTATTTTTAATATATACTCTGTAACTGATATTGCTAGTCCTCGTTGGGATGACGTTTTTGTTACTAGTGTAACCGGTGTACAACAAAGTAATTCTTATTATTTTGCTGAAGTGAGTATATCAAGCTTTGTAGGACTTAGTTTAGATGGTGATACGACGTTGATGATCGAAGCTGTTGCTACTAGGCTAGGTATAACATATCGAGATAGAATTTACGTAAATCATTTAGGTGTCTACGAAAGCGTTGTGCGTTTACGCCAAGATGTTGATTTTTTAAACATCACTAAAAAGGATCTGTAATGTCAAAAAAATTCGCATTAGTTAATAATCAAGTTGTTACTGATGTTAAACATTTAACGGATGAGCAGTTTCAAGACGAAGTTAAGAAAAATAATTCAGTAATTGACATTGATAACGTTTTTCCAGAGCCTTCGGTGGGTTGGGTTTTAAACGGTAACTCTTTTGAACTACCTCAAAACGCTACTGATAAGGAACTTTTAGAAATCGCGCTTGCTGACAAAAAAATAGAACTTGGTTTAGTGTTGACTAAATTTTGTATTACCCGTATTGGCGCTAGAAATAAAATCCTAAATAAAACAGGTCCTCAAGTCACCACTATTCTTAACGGCTTGTTGCCTGTAAAATTTTTACTTGAGACGGGAGCTTTAGGTACAGCAAGATTTGCGTGCTCCCAGTTAACCCTTGGATTTACTGAATATGCTGATATTTTTCAGTATGTAATAAATGAAATTAATTCTTTCGAAAACTCCCATGGGTTATAGTTATCTTTTTTCGAAAAATAATAAAATAGGTTCTAAACTAATTTCGTGGAGTAGCGGTTTATTTAAAAAAGATATCACCGAACTTAGTGGTAGAATACCCTCTCACGTCGCTGTGCTAATCAATGAATGTCTAGTGATTGAATCAACTTTAGGCACCGGTGTTAGAATTATTCCTTATAATAAGTGGAAAGAGATTAACGAAGAGCTATTTAAAATAGACTGTATTCAATCTTACGACGATCTTGAAGATAAAAAAAAAGAGCTTTTGTTTGAGATGTGGGGCAAAAAATACGATTGGTGGGGGATATTATATTTTACTAAATGTATGTTGTCTAAGTATTTTTTTAATATACCTTTACCAAGTAAGAACAAACTAGAAAGAGAAGATTATTTTTTCTGTACTGAGTTTGCAGCAAGGCTTGCCGGATACGATTATTCTATGACAACCCCTGCTAAAATGTGTAATGACTTTTTAAGGATGCAAAAATGAGTGGGTATGAAAAAATTAAAAAAACATTAGGTAAAACGTCTGATGGGGCAAGACCTACTAATCTTGATTTATACTCAAGGGTAAAAGCTGAGGCTAAGCGTAAGTTTGACGACTGGCCTTCCGCTTACGCTTCTAGCTGGCTTGTTAAAGAGTACAAGTCTCGCGGTGGGAAGTACAAGAAATGGGTTTAAAGCGCTGGCATAAAGAAAAGTGGCTTGACCAAAACGGCAACGAGTGCGGTTCGGGTTTATCTAAAGGTAAGCCTAAATGTAGACCTTCTAAAAAAGTATTATCAAAAACTCCGGTGACTTGGGGCGAGCTTTCTGACTCTGAAAAACGTAGAGCGGTGGCTGATAAACAAGCTGCCGCAGATAAAGGCGAACAGTTTTCTAAAGTTAGATTTAGTAGAATACGAAAAGAGCTTAAACGTGGCTAAGATAATACCCTATAAACTAAAAGAAAACGTTGACTCTAAATCTGCTAAAAAAAGTTATATAATTAAAACCCGCGTATTAAAATGGGGGTTTAGAATTAGCTTGCTGTTAAATATCTACTTTATATACAGACAATTATTTTAACAAATATAAATAGTACAAACCCGGTTCGGGAGTACTTAAAAACAACCTCGTTTACCCTTATTGTTAAGGATAACAACATATAGGAGAATATATGTCTCAAGCACCCGTTGCCGCTCAAGTCTCTACTGAAGCAGTGCCTTCACTAGAAAGCCAAATTAATGCCACTACAGACACTGTAGAAGGCTCTAAAACCAATGAAGTAGACCTAGATGCTGTAGCTAGAGGAGAAGAAGCTACTACAGAACAAGCCGCAACAGAAGAAGTTAAAGAGCTTAAGAAGAAGCTGAAACTTAAAGTTCGTGGTAAAGAGAGAGAAGAAGAAATCGACTTTAACGATGAAGACAAGCTTCGTAAAATGCTAGAAAAAGCATACGGAGCTGACGAAACGTTCCAGGAAGCATCAAAGACTCGCAAGCAAATGGAGGCGTTTGCTAAACTTCTTCAAGAAGACCCCGTAGAAGCTCTTAAGCATTTTGGGCACGACGTTGACGCCATTGCTCAAAAATACCTAGAGTCTCGCATTGAAGAAATGCAAAAATCTCCAGAACAGCTAGAGCTTGAAAAACTTCGTAAAGAAGTTGAAAAAGAGCGCAAAATGCGCGAAAAAATTGAACAAGAGCGAGTTGAAGCACAAAAAAGTCAAATTGAACAAGAATATGCTCGTAAACTTGATGACGAAATTAGTGTATCTCTTGCGAAAGCTAACCTTCCTAAGTCTCCCTACGTTGTAAAACGTATTGCTGAAAGTCTTATGATTGCTTTGCAAAAGGGATATACAGACGTTTCCGTTGCTGACGTTCTTCCCGTAGTCGATAAACAGATCAAATCAGAGCTTCGTGAGTTTTTTGGAGCGCTTCCTGAAGATGTTTTCGACCAAATCTTGGGAAATGACACTGTAAATAAGCTTCGTAAAAATCGAGTTGCTAAAGCAAAAACCGCTCCAATCACTGCTAGTAGCGTAAAACCTACCGGTATGTCAGAGGCGTTAAAAGCGGAAGCCACTAAAAAAGAAGAAAAAGTAAGTTCTAGAGATTTCTTTAAAAATCTAGGAACTACTAAAATTTAACAAATATAGATACCACACTCTATAGAGATTGGCTCTATAGAGTGTATTAACGAAAATGGGTAGTTTGATATCAACTACTTACGGAATCTGTAGCAACCCTTTTGGGCCTACAAGATAAGCCTTAAGCTAGAGCAGTATTGTACTTATCTGTTTTTAAGTTTTAATTAACTTTTAAATAGGAGTATTGTATGGCCGGAGAAAATACGGTTACAACCTTAAACGGTCTTTTCCAGAACGTTTATGCAGATAAACTAAAGAACTTGATTCCTGAGGGAACTAAGCTTCTTAACAAAATCCCTTTTGGTGAAAGAGAAAAATCACTCGGATCATTCTACGTACAGAGTGTTATTTTGGGTTAACCTTTTAGGCCCAATAAAAATCTTCTCTGATTGACTCGGACCTCCAGAAGTGGACAACGAGGCGCAAGGGTAAAGCCAGCGTGAGAGACTAAGCGAGAAGACGACAAAAGTCGATGCAATAGTCCGATCTACCGCATAACCCAAGAAACGGTAGAGGTTGACAGAAATGTTTAACCCCTGTTAGAATGGAATTGTAACAGAGTAACAACTTGCTAGAACACGGTAAACGATAAAGTAATGCCGTGCCTAAATTGGTGAAAAAACATGGAAGGCTAAAGATTAAATGAGAAAATACGGAATTGTATATAAAATTACAAATTTAAAAACAGGTAAATCCTACGTAGGACAAACCGTTGAATCCGTAAAAGAAAGATTCTACGCTCATTATCAAGACAAAAGAGCTAATACTTACGTCGGTAATGCACTGAGAAGCGAAGGTAGACAAAACTTTATATTTGAAGAATTGTTTATAGCGTTTGATAAAGAATCTTTAAATTTAGTCGAAAAACTTTTAGTTGAACAGTTAAATACGTTATATCCGAATGGTTATAATTTACGTCCTGGCGGCAGTCAGTATGGTAAAATGTCGTAAGAAACAAAAGAAAAAATTAGTAAGTCTAAAACTGGTAAACCTCTTTTAAAAAAAAAACGAGGAGAAATCAGAAGTGAAAATCAAAGACTACAAATTTCAGTTTCTTTGTGTGGAAAACCAATACTTTGTGAAAATGAATTAAACGGACAAAAAACCATATATTTAACTGCTCACGAAACAACGAACTACGGGTTTCAACCTTGGAACGTAGTAGCTTGTTGTAGGGGTAAAAGAGTTCGACATAAAAATTGTAAATTTTCTTATTTAATCCATGCTAATCAGAGCGGAAGTGTTGACAGTAACAAGTCTTCACACGCGCAACGACTAGAGATTGAAACTACTGAGTAGAATAAAATATCTCCACGAGTCACCGACAACGTTTAATAGACGTTGAAAAGATAGTCTGAACTTATAGGAAACTATGAGAAGTAGAGGATAAAGAGCCTTTACGATAACAAATGATTACTTATGCAGGACCTACCGACGATGCGTTTACTCTTGATGACGCTATCGAAGGTGCTGTTCTTCCCGCTCAAATTCAAGGAAGTCAGATGATGTTGCGTTCACGCCTTGGTGTTGGTGCAGCTTCTCGTGCTTCTGCTGGTAAAGCAGCTTTTGAAGAGGCCACTAAATACCTCGTTCGTAACATGCTTCGTTCTATGTCTCGTCGCGTAGAAGCAGGTTTGTTTTACGGTGGCGTTGGTATTGGCGAAGTTGGTGCACTCCCAGGTGGAGCTGTTATCACTATTGCTACTGCTGAGTGGGCTCCAGGAATCTGGGCTGGTTCTGAAAAAATGAAAGTAGACATTTACGATGCTACTTCCACTACTCTTCGCGGTTCTGCGCAAGTTGTAGCGGTTAACATGTCAAATCGACGTGTAACTCTTGATGCTCTCCCTGTAGGAACTCTTGTTACCGACAAGATTTACTTCAAAGGCGCTAAAGATAAAGAATTTGTCGGTATTCACAGAATTTTAAGCAACACTGGCGTACTTTTCAACATTTCTGCAGCTAGCTACAACCTGTGGCGCGGAAACGAATTGAACATCGGAGGTAACCCTCTGTCTTTCAATCGTCTTCAAGATGCTATTGCTCTTGCTGTTGAAAAAGGACTTGACAGCGAAGTTGAAGTGTATGTTAACCCTCGCGCTTGGTCTGATCTTTTAACAGAGCAGTCTGCTCTTCGTCGCCTTGACGAATCCTACAAGACTTCTGTTACTGAGAATGGAAGCCAAGAAATCACGTTCTACGGACAAAACGGAAAAGTTTCTATCGTTCCGTCTAACTTCGTAAAAGAAGGTTTTGCTTACGTTCTTTGCATGGAAGATTTTATGAGAATTGGTTCATCTGACATTACGTTTAAGCGTCCTGGTCAAGGTGATAATTTCTTTAAAGATCTGGAAAACAGCGCTGGTTACGAGATGAGAGCTTACTGTGATATGGCGCTTCTGTGCGTATCTCCAGGTAAAAACACCATCATCAGTAGTATTGTTAACTAATTAACTAGAAATAGTTAAAATAAAGAGGCTCCTCCCAAGGGGCCTTTTTTATTTGTACTTTAACTTTATTTTGTCACAGTCGTACACTCTGTATAACTTTTCTGATAAAGCATGTTCATGTTCTGTCATCCCGTCAGGGGTATTTACTCTTTTTCTCTGATTTCATTAATTTTTTTTCTAAAATAGCATCTAATTCATAAAATTGAAATCCACACGCTTTTAAAAACCCGCCAAAATCCTCTAAAAGCTCTGACAAAGTGACTCCGTTAGACTCAACAACCACATTTGATGTGTCATACTTATTTTCAGGGTCTTTAGTTTTACTAAATTTATATTGCATGATATTCCTTTACATAAAAGCCCGCTTAATAGCAGGCTACTTTATTTTTAAAAACTAATACCTACCGTACCGCGCAGTGTTCCGTTTGTATCAACGCTACCGCCAATACCTAGATTACTGTCAAATACGTTTTGACGCATGTATCCAGCGTCCATAACTAGTCCTCGATCTGAAGAAAGTACTCCGGTATTACCATTAATTGATTTACTTAAGCCTGTATGGTCACGTCTTCCTCCAACAATAACTAAATTTTTGTCATCACGTGAAACTTTACAAACACGTTGAGTGTGTTTACTAGTTTCAGTGACAATAAACTGTTGTTTACGAGGAACCACCTTAAACTTGTTTGCACTAACTACTGACTCTCGACCGTCTTTGGTCCTAACAATAATCACTGCATCTTGCAAGTGTTTAGGTACATCAGTGTTAATTTCTTTAGTGTTTTCTACTTTTTCTTGTGAGTTAGTGTCTACACAAGAATCAGCGTTTACGTTAAGAGAAAACAAAAATACAACTGTAATAATAAGTTTCATACTATCTCCTTAGTGTCTATAAAGGGTTGAAGGAATAACTTGCTCAACAAAATTAGGTCCGCTCATCTTAAGTTGCAAAGCAATTTTAGTTGCGGGTCCTTGGTAATAAACTACATTAATTTTATTAGGTCCGCGGTGAAGTTCAACAGCCGCGCTTGCGTTGGTTGTAGGAGCATGAAGCCCTGGGTTATTAATTAGTACTTGTTCGTTAATTACTAACCTTACTCCGTCATCGCTTAACACCTTAAACACGTGCATACCGGTAGTTTGAATGTTAAGGTAGGCGTAGCAGTCTAGCGCATAACCCGTCAATCCTACTGTATTCTGAAGCGCACTAGGCATGCCAGGAAACCCTTGAGACGAAGGACTGTCACCAACGCTAAGATTAGACAGAACAAAGTTGCCTGCTGGAGGATTGCTTGCTAGAATTAGCTTAATATCAGTAATTCCGTCCCAACTACGCAAATCGTGAACATTGCATGATAGTCCCGATAGTAAAGCATTTTCTCCATCTTTTCCATTTAGACCATCTCGACCGTTAACTCCGGGCATTCCAGCTGGTCCTTGAGCCCCGTTGGCGAGAAACACTGGGTCAGAGCCTGTACACGTTACATAAGCTCCTCCTGGAGCTGAAGTAACCAAGCATGAAGTTCCGTCTTTACCGTCGTTTGCCGTTAGTGTAATTTGTTGAGTGCGCTTATCGCAAGCCATTGCCAAAAAAATCAGTAGCAGAAACGTTAATTTATTCATTCGTGTCTCCTTTTTCTTTATTATACATTTTATTATTTTCAATGCAATGAGTATTATTAACGCAGTCTTCTAAAAACACGATTAAACGCTCTGTACCAGGACTACTGTATCGAGCTGATACATATTGTTGTGTTCTTATGCTTAAACAAAGTCTAACCGTTCTATCCATAGCTTGCTCTCTTGTATCCCCTCTAAATCTGAGCTTAGGCACATCTCCAGTAGCTTTAAACGTACAAATGAAATTTTCTTGAGCAAACAACAAATTCAAAGTTAATAATATTTTAATCACAATCTAACTCCACTTCTTCAATCCATGTTTGATAATCACCAGAAAACCATACTCCTGTAGGTTTCTTACTTTTTTTTTTTACTAAACTCTTCTTTTAAATTTTTATCAATAATAATTTGTTTTAATTTATTTTCCGCTTTTTGTTTTGTTGAAAAAAAAAATTTACACAATAAGGGTACGATAGTGAACAAATATAGTCACTCATTATAACGTATATTTTATTCATAAAAATCCTAATATATAACAATGTTTGTATTTTTTTAGTTTTGCGATGGGTAAAGTTAAGAATATACGATTATAAATTGGATCATACCAAATTACTCTTATGTCTTGAAAAAACATTAAATCTTTAATCAATTTATTCATAAAACCCTTGTTACGTTAACATTTTGGTAATACGTTTTAACCCAAGCTTTCCACATTTCTACATTCATATCTAAGTGTAAGTCGTTTTCAACGTTACAATCAGTATCTTTGGTAGTAGCCGTTGCAAAATATAGCCTATCGTCCATAATAACTATCCTTAGAGATTATTTTACCCTCAAAAATAAATTCAATCCAGGCGCTACTATCTTCGTTATTTAATGAAAATTTAACAACAAATTTTTCAAGATTTTTTTTTTTATTTTAAATGAATACAATTTTGGTTTACAGTTTTCTACTACTTTAACATGGTATTTCATGGTTTAAACTCCATGCTAGGGCGTTCGTTTCTTTTGCCCATATCTAAATGACACCATAAAGAATTTTTGCCAACCGTCGCTTCGATAGCTTCCATCATGAGACCATATTTAGCTAATATGCCATTTTTACCCAAATTGCTTTGAGTTTTACGAATTAATAACCCAAGTTCGTTTACTGGTTTAATTTGAAAAACATCTAAAGCTAAACACATTTGATGAAGGCTCTTTTTACTAGCGCCCTTAACTTTAGAGTTTACAGTACTAGGCCTAAACCCACTCGAAATGCTAACAGGTTTGTTCCATTTAAGCTCTGTAAGTAATCCGTTAACAGCGTCGCATAATTTTGTTGCATTTGTTTTAAGCTCATCGGTTAATTCTGGTGACTTAGCTCTTTTTGGATAGCGACCAGAGCTTGTAATAATGTCGTCAACTGTGATATATATTTTCATTTATACTCCTAATCGCAATACATTGGTACACAAGAAATATGTTCACCTTTATGATAGCACACAACCCCATATTCGTCTACCGTTGTTTTAACTTCTACGCTTTTATCGTCTACTATATACAAACAAATTCCGACTATTAAATATACAGCTAACGTAGTCAACATAATTAAACTAATTACTTCTTTAAAATTGAGACTCATGTTTATTCCTCTCCACAACAAAGGGTTATTTCATAATTAATATATGTCACTTCTTCAAATTGTTTACAAAAAAACCAAGTGTTAAGAGGTTTTTTGTACTTGGTGTGTTGAGTTTTTATTGTGAATAGTTTTTCTAGTTCGCTTCTTAGTACATTTACCTCTGGGAAGCTATTTAAAAATCTATCAAGAAATGCGTAGGACTTTCCGTGGATTCCTTCGTAGGTCATAAAATATACTCTACTTGCTAAGATTGTTTTTTTACCGGTTCTTTTCATTTCATCAATAATACCGTCTACAATTCTATTTAAGCTACTTAAACCATTGTTATTTTTTTCAATTTCTTCACATATTAGTTTTTTATTCATAGGATGCTCCCCATCGTCTATTGCGTCTCCTGGACGCTTGTTACAAACAGAACACTCTAAATATTCGTTACCATCTCCAATGTCTTTATACACCCAGTTGTGTAGTTTACAAGCTACGTTTTTAGGCTTACCCTCGTTTGTTGACATTTTTAAAGCAAAAAAGAATATCGCCAGCATAAAGATAAATAACATTGGTTTAATATACTCTATTATTTTTTTAATCGCAAGAGATTTTTAACAAATATAGATAGCACAAATCAGGGAGATTCATGCCTAAAACTCTTATAGTAAATAACACCCCGTATGAATACCCCACCGAGGGGGATGCACCAGGCTGGGGAGCTAACGCTACGGGCTGGGCTGAGGCTGTTACTGGGGTTTTAAGTAATTTACAAGGCCCAAACGACGTCCTTGAAACGTCTTTTTCTATCGCAAATAATCAAACAATTGCGTCTAATATCACAGGTTTAGCGTTTAATGCTGGGGCTGTTAGAGCGGCTAGGATTATTTATAGTATATTTCGGGTGTCTTTTACAACGCCTTCAGGTAACGCAGAGTCCGGCGTTTTTGACATAGTTTACGATAATGCCGCTGGTTGGCAGCTCGCTCAAGGTGACACGGTGGGTAACGCTGGGTGTCTTTTTAGCATCACTTCGGCGGGTCAATTTCAATATACGTCTAATGATATCGGTAGTTTAAATTACATTGGTGAAATGCGTTTTTACGCTAAATCTATTCAACAATAAATAGAAGGTTTTAATGGCAACAAGTCCTAAAGGTTTTGTAAAGGGTATAGCGGTTCAAAACGAAACGGTAAGATCTAAACAACTTATTGTTGATGTTAGTAACTCTGCTGCTGCTGCTACAAGTACCACTCTTTTAGCAAACCAAAGTGCTAATAGAACACTAACACTTCCTGATGTTACCGGTACTTTAACAGAGAATGCTGCTACTCAGACTCTTACCAATAAGACAATAAGCGGAGCGTTTAACACTTTATCTAACATTCCCGTTTCTGCTATCTCAACGTCTGTCTCTGACGCAAATCGTTTTATTGCTAGAGACGGAGCAGGGGTAGTTGTTTCTGTAAACACTGTGCCCGCTGGTACTGTGGTGGGTACTAGCGACACGCAGACTCTCACGAATAAAACAATAAGTGGAGCTAGCAACACAATTACAAACGTTGCGGCTTCTAACGTTGTCGTTACTCCCACTGGTAACTTAACATCAACTAACGGTCAAGCAGCGCTAGTTGAGCTTCAAACCGACATTGATGCTCTTAACTCTGATAAAGTATCTGGTCCTGCGTCTAGCGTAGATAACTCAATTCCACGCTATGACGGCACTACCGGTAAGATTGTAAAAGCCTCTGGTGTTGTAGTTGATAACAGCAACAACGTTACTGGTGTAAACGACCTGGTTGTTAATGGTGACCTTACTGTTAATGGTACTACAACTACAGTAAACAGCAACGTTTTAGATGTTGTTGATAAAAACATTACAGTAAATAAAGGCGGTTCAGACGTAGTTTCTGAAGGTTCCGGTCTTACAGTTGATAGAGTAGGCACGAAAGGTAGCATTGTTTATGCTAACGCGGCTACTTCTAAATTTAGAGTAGGTAATTTGGGCAGTGAGGTGGAAATTGCCGACATTTCCTCTAATCAGGTTATTACCAATAAAGACATCGATGGCGGTATAGCGAGCAATCTCTCTCGTATTACTGTCCCTAAAAACACTCTTTCTAACTTAACTACTTTGACTCGTAAACAGGGTACAATCGTTTATGCTACTGACACCAATAAAGTATATTCAGATACCGGGTCTAGTTTAGTTGAAATTGGTATTTCTGCATCATCCCCAGTTTTAACGGTATCTTCTACTTATGTAGCTGTTGTTAGCGATGAAGTTATTTTGTGCGATGCTTCAGGCGGCGCTTTTACTGTAACTCTTTTTACTGCAGCTGGTAATACCGGTAAAAGAATTAGAATTAAAAAAATTGACAGCACTTTTAACAGAATTACAATTGATGCTAATGCTTCAGAAACAATTGACGGTGCTTTAGTTAGAAGACTAGCTACTCAAGATGAATATGTTACCATTATTAGCGATGGTGCTAATTGGAGAGTAGAAGAGCGTTATGTAGATAGTTCAGTTAAGACATTTACTCCTAGCGGTTCCTTTACTACAAACACTACGTATACAGGATCTTATTGGAGAGATAACGAATTAGCTTATGTTCAAATTAGATTATCGTTTTCTGGAGTACCTAATTCTACCGTTTTATCAAACGTAACTTGTCTACCTAGCGGTTTGACGATGAATACGGCAATAATGCCTTCCGTTTATCTAGGGAACTGCTGGTCTTCTGATTTTGGAGTAAACATATTTCCGGGATTAAATAGTATTATTTCATCCACTACTATACAGCCAACCGTATATGCTTCTGGCGGTACGTACACGTCGACCAATCCTATTGACCAAGCTACGCCTATATCGTTTAATACCGCAGATGCTATCTTAATAGAATTTACAGCAGCTATAACTGAGTGGGTTTTTTAATGGCAGCAATTAAAGAAATTAACGGTATGGTGAGTTTAGATGCGGACCAAGTAATTCGGTCCACAGCTGACGTTACTTCGGATGGACAATTAGTTCAAAAAGTAGTTAACGTTGGTGGCGTTTTTGTTCCTGCGGTGTTTGATGGTATCGAGTTAACATACGTAACTGTTGGTAACGGTATTGGTGAAATTGCGACAGTAACTTATAAACTTGGTAGTATAAATTTAAATACATTAACGTTAGGGTATGATTCTAGTAACCGACTTATTAGTGTGGTAAAAAGTTAATGGGCGTAATTTTTAATATTTTTACGGGAAATTTTGATTTTACAAGCGGAACGCAGACGCCTAACTTTGTCCAATTGTTTAATGCCACTGGTGACTGGGGTACGCCGTCTGGTGGGTTTTATTCTTTGCAAGTTCTAGCAACAGCCCACGGTAAAGGTTTAAACACAATTGTTCAGGTGTATGAACTAAATAGCGGTAATTACGATTTGATAGATACAATTACTTTTGTTAACAGTATTACTGGGAACATTACAATTAGAACCCTACAAACTCCCGACACTAGATTTGCTGGAAAAATAGTTATTTCTGAAAACAATTAAGGAATAAAATGTCAAGCAACTTAAGTAAATTTAGAACAGGGATAAGTGTTAGCGGTGTAGCTACTGTTAATTCTGATATAGTTACTACAAATACAGCTGCTCAAACCCTCACTAATAAAACTATTAATGCTGACCTTAATGTTATTAGTAATATTGATAATGACGAAATTAAAATAAACGCCGCTATTGATGCTACTAAAATTGCTAACGGTATTGTTAATAATAATGAGTTTCAACGCTTAGATGGTGTTACTTCTGACATCCAGCCTCAAATAGACGCTAAGCAAAGTTTATCAGAAAAAGGCGTTGCTAACGGGTATGCACCACTCGATGGTAGTAGCAAAGTTCCCGTAGCGTTTTTACCTTCTGCTGTGATGACATACGAAGGTGTTTGGAATGCTAGTACAAATACTCCCTCTCTTGCTGACGGCGTTGGTGACACTGGTATGGTTTACCGAGTAGGCGTAGCTGGTACCCAATTCACTCCGCCTGTTAGTTTTAATGTGGGTGACTATGCTATTTACAATGGTACTAAATGGGAAAAATCAGATACAACAGATGCGGTAGACTCCGTTAACGGTATTACGGGAACCGTAGTTCTTACTACTTCAAATATTAACGAGGGAACTAATCTTTATTTTACTGACGAAAGAGCCCAGGATGCGGTGGGGTCGATTTTAAACCCTACAGCTACTGTAGTGTTTACTTATGACGACGCTGCTAACAGTATTAACGCAAACGTTCCTGATGCTGGTATTACTAACGTTAAAATAGCTAGTGGGATAGATGCTTCTAAGATTAGCGGGGGAGTAGTTAGTAACGCTGAGTTTGATTTTCTTAATGGCGTTACATCTTCGGTTCAAACTCAATTAAATAATAAAGCAGACAGCACTCTTAACAATCTTGGGGTTACTGCTATAAACGCTGACTTGTTAGCCGCACTACCTTCAACTATTAATATAGGAAGCCCAACGAATAGATTTAGCGGAGTTAATGCAAACACGGTAAGTGCATACTCTTCGTTTAGTGTTTTAAATTCCGGGGGGGGTGGACGAGGACAAGTGCTTTCTGATGACATTTCGCCGTCAGGAACAAGTTTAGCGGTTGCGCTTCGTAATACTAACCCTTTCGGTAACATTGCTATTTACACTCAAGACAGTAGTTCCACCGGTCAGGTTAGAGTAGAAACCGGCAATGCTTCCTCTGGAGCTTCTGGTGATGTGGTATTACGCACCGGTACAGCTACTGCTACTCGTGGTCAGGTTGTAATTAATGCCCGCCAGCTAGACATGGGTAACGTAAGAATCGTTAGCCTTCAAGACCCAGTTAACAATCAAGACGCGGCTACTAAACTATTTGTAGAAAATCTTAACCGATCTTCGGTTAACGACATTAAAGAAACCGCTTTTGTAATGGCTAATAACGTAGCGAGTCCAACTAATGTTACTGGGTTTGTTTTTCCAAACGCATTAGTGAGAAGTTTTAATGCACTAGTTTCAATTGCTGTGTCTGCATCAACTCCTTTGTTTGAAGCTTTTGTAATTACCGGGGTACAAGTTGGAGCAGATTGGGTTATTGACACTAGTTCTACAGGAAATAACAGTCAGGTAGGGTTTAGTATTACTACAGCTGGTCAGATTCAGTACACCAGTGGTAACTACCCCGGGTTTACATCAGCTACAATGCGTTTTAGAGCAATTACCACACAAGTATAACGGAGATTAAATGGAATCAAAACTCACTGCCATAGAAATGCAAAGACACGCATACGACGAAACTTCGCAAGCGGTGCGCTCTAAACTCGTTGACACGTCTTTTTCTATTGAATTAGACCATCAAGATGGTGACAGCGTGACTTCTCACAAACCAAAATTATTTATTAGCGCTCTAGAGGTTCAAAATGAAGAAGTTGTTATACCCGAACAAGCGTGTTCGCACATTAGTAAATTTTCTTTATACATCAATCCAAAATCAACATTCTCTGGTAAAATAAGTGTATTAGTTAGTCCTACTTTAAATGATAGTTTTTTTGTAGAACATAGCGTTTTTAATGTCAATTCTTTAGAAAAAAGTGCTATGATAGTAAATAGTGTGGGCATTCTAGCACAGCGAGTAAAGGTTGTTGTTTCTGAATGCTCACCTGAAGTTGTTTTTGATTTACATTTAGTGGGTCAAGGGTAATATGGCAAGAATTAATATCGGCGAAAGCGTGTCATTAGAATTAGCTGTTCCTGAAAAAAAACAAGAGCAAATAGTAAGAGAAATAAAAGTCGAGTTTGACTACTCTAAGGTTGAGCCGCATTTGGTTGCTCTTGAGGCTAAGATCGATGAGCGCGTGAACAACCTTTCTAAAAAAATTGATGAATTGCCTATTCAACAAGTTATTGAAACAAAACAAATTCTTCCCACCGAAACTAAAGTAGTGAATATTGTTACTCACGACAAAGAGGATATTAAGACGCTCGAAAGTGAATTAAAAGATATTTATGACGAGTTAAAGAGCGATGTTCATAGTTTTTATAAAATAAACGAAGATTTACATCAATTAATTAGAAGTGTTGATAAATCTGACGAGCTTAGTAGCGTCGGTTTGGTTGTAAAAGAATTAAAACATGATTTAAATAAATTAAAAAAACAAAATAAATTGCTAATGTTTGTTACTTTAGCAGTTGTCATATTAAATCTATTATAGGAGTAAAAATGAAAGATTTGATGGATATGTTAATGAAGAAAAAAGGTCAGCCGCAAAGAGTTGACGCTACTGAAAAGATGGCAAAGATGCAGGCTGTAAAAGAACTTATCACTATGCTTGAAGGTATGATGGGTGAGGAAGTTGACGGCGGAATGATGAAAAAAGTCACCGTAGCAGCTCCTGACGACGAAAGCCTTGAGATGGGCTTAGAAAAAGCTAAAGAAGTAGTTTCTGAGATGCCCGATGAGGACGAAGAAGACTACGAATAATTGAGGTGTTAAATGTCAGATGTTTTGACTTCTAACTCTCTGGTTTCGTCTATAAAAAGACGGGCGCACGTTCCTGAAAATCAAAGTACGTTTAACTTTAATGATTTTTTGGAGTTTGCTAACGAAGAATTGCGTTTAGCTTTGGTTCCTTCTTTAATGTCTTTAAACGAAGATTTTCTTCTTTTTGAGCAAGAAGTGGATTTGGTTCCAAATAAAAACGAATATACAATTCCTTCTAGAGCAGTTGGTAATAAATTAAGAGACGTTCAAAAGAAATTTGTCGAGGGTAGCTACGGCGAGATGACGCGTATTTCTATTGGGGAACGTTTTGCAGATAGCAATGATGGCTATAGTCAAAACTCGTTAAGTACCTTTTATGTAAAAAATAATAAGGTCGTATTACAGGGAAGCAATAGCTATACAGGTAAGCTTGTTTTTATTTACTACATAAAACCATCTCGATTGGTAGCTGAAAATCGTATTGGTGTTATAAAAGGCATTAATCGAGCAACCGGCGAAATTGTTTTAGACAAAATTCCTTCTGTTTTTAATACTAACGCTAAATATGATTTATATAAATCGGATTCTCCTAACAGTATTTTAAAGATAGATTTGTCTTTAGCTTCTATAAACACTTCTACCTTAACTGTTATTTTTAACGCTAGTGAAATATCAGAAGAAGTTCAAATTGGCGACCATGTTAGTTTAGCTGGTGAATGTATAATTCCTCAGGTTCCTTCTGATATACACCCAATGCTTGCTCAGTTAGTTGCTTGTCGAGTATTAGAGTCGCAAGGTGATACCGAAGGTTTGCAAAACGCTTTACTAAAGTTAAAGCAAATGCAAGATGCTTCTGGGATTATTTTAGACAACCGAGTTGAGGAAGCTCCACAGAAAATAGTAAATAGACACGGAACAATGCGTTCTGCCGTTTTCTCTAAAAGATATAACCGACGATAGGGTTTTTAATGCAAAAAGTTTTGCTTCGTCATAAAGGTCTTTTTACAGACCCAAACCAACTGTCAGCAATACCCGAAGGAGCTTTAACCGAAGCTCAGAATGTGGTTATTGATAGAGAAGACATAGTTGAGCCTCGGCGAGGATTTAAACAGTTTGGTAACACTTTTGGTATTGGTACAGACAGAGCTAAGCAACTACTGACATATAAAGACCGCGTCTTAGTTCACTACACAAACAAACTTCTCTTTAATAGCAATCCGCATACAAGTTCCGCTGAAGGCAATTTTCTTCAATTTGATGGAAACTACTCAGAGTTAGAAGCCGGTAGAAGAATTAGATCAATTGAATCTAACAAAAACTTATACTTAACCACAAATACAGGTATTAAGAAAATATCAGCAAAAACAGCTGCTGATTTTACAACCTCAGCCGGTTTTATCGTTGACGCTGGCGTTCCTGAAGCACTAGATTTAACGGGAGAACTTGACTTTACCGTTGATGGTTTTTTACCTCCAAATAGTAAAGTTGCCTATCGAGTATTGTTTGGATATAAAGACAATAATAACAACGTTATATTAGGTGCGCCAAGTAGTCGAATAGTTCTTACTAACTTTAGTAGTGACTCAGCTAATGTAAATCTACAATTTATCATTCCTCAAACTATCACTAGTACATATTTTTATCAAGTGTATAGAACTCCGGTATTCACTGCCACAGCGGGAACAACTTTAGATTTGATTGACCCAGGTGATGATATGAACCTGGTAATGGAGGATTTTCCTACTGCTGTCGAGCTTACAAACAAACTAGTATCGTTGACAGAGATTACACCAGAAGATTTTAGAGCTAATGGATTACCTCTTTACACTAGTCCTAACGTCGGTGACGGGATAAGTTCTAGTAACACTCCTCCACCAAAAGCAAAAGACGTTACTCTATTTCAGAGTACTGCATTTTATTCTAACACTGAAACTTCTGCTCAAACTACGCTTTCTTTGTTAAGCGTTGCTAATTTAATTAGCGGTATGTCTTCAATTACTATTCAGGGTACAACCCCTCAAACATATACTTTTTTTGGTACTAAAGAGTTGTCTAGATTCAATTTCACTGGCTACACTGGGACTATCCCTAGCGCACTAAATGGTAAGTATTTTTTATTTAATTCTTCTTCTAATAAAAGAAAATACTACGCTTGGTTTGATACAACTAAAACTACGCAAACTATAACTTTTACTAATTACGTCGGAGTAATTCCCGGTGATTTAGATGGGAGATATTTTATATTAAATACTCCTAGCAAAAGAAAATATTACGTTTGGTATGACGCTACAGGAACAACTCAAGACCCTATATTTAATCCTGAAAATACAAACCTAAGTGGTTTACTTGGTATTAAGATTGACATTTTTTCTGGTGTAACTACTAAAATTCAATTAGCCTCTGCTACTAGTTTGGGTATTACTACAAATAACGTTTTTAACGATTTTGATATAAACTACACTGCTGGTGATGATTTTTTGACAGTAGACACTGAGTCATTTGATGTTGCAGATCTTTCTTTGTTTGAAAACATACAAAAAGGTTTTCTTTTTACTATAAATACGCCAACTGACTTAAATCCTTCAAACGATTTACTTGTACATACTGACGTTGTAGGCCGAGCTGGGTTTAAGGTTAACATCAGCCGAGGTGTTACAACTTTACCACAATTAGCAGAAAAAACCGCTAACAGTATAAATGACCAAGACGAAGCCTTTGATTTTAATGTACTTTATACTTCGGGTAATTTATTTTTTGAGCTTGAAAATAACAACAATGGTAAAACCGACGACGCTGTAGACAGTTTAATTGATGGAGTTGGATTGGGGTTTGTTGTATCTGTTATAAACCAAGGTAACGGAGAAGACGCTACTCTCAAACAAGCCTTGTTGTCGGCTGCTCCTAGTCCTGCTCAACAGATTGACGAAACTGCCCGTTCTTTAGTAAACGTTATAAACAAAAACCCATTAGAATCGGTTTATGCTTTTTATATTTCAGGACCGACAGACTTGCCTGGTCAGATAGTCTTTAAAGCCCGAACGATAAATGTTCCTAGTTTCTCATTAATTGCTAATAGCGGTGCTACTGGAGAAAGTTTTAATCCTTCCTTACCTCCAGCAGTCGGTGCCAATCCTGTTGTTGCAAACACTGAAATTAAACCCAATCGTATTTATTTTGCTAAGCTTCAACAACCTGAGTCTGTTCCTGCCTTGAATTTCATCGACATAGGACCAGAAGATAAAGAAATATCACGAATATTAGCTCTTAGAGAATCTTTATTTGTCTTGAAACGCGATGGAGTCTATCGTCTTACCGGGTTTAATGGGCAGTTTACAGTAGATTTGTTCGATGGGTCTACTAAAATTTTATCACCAGATTCTGCTGTTGTGCTAAATAACCAAATCTTCTGTTTAACCAATCAGGGCGTTGTTCAAATTTCTGACACAGGAGTTCGTGTTATTTCTGACCCTATTGACACGGTAATAACTACTTTAACTAGCAGTTCTTTTAATTTCAGATTTACAACTTTTGGCGTTAGTTACGAAACAGATCGAGCTTACGTATTATGGACTATAAAAAATACAACAGACAACGTTGCTACTCAAGCTTTCAGGTATAACACTAAAACAGAAACGTGGACTATCTATTGTACCGATAGTAAAACATGCGGTTTGGTTAACGATCTAGACGACAGGCTTTATTTAGGTGCTGGTGATATAAATTTTGTTGAACAAGAGCGGAAAATGTTCAATAGGACGGACGCGGCTGATAGAGAGTATTCCGTTTCAATACCCGAACTAAGTGTTGTTAACGAGGAAATAACTTTATCTTCTAGTCAAAACGTGCAAGTAGGCGACGCTCTTTTACAAACTCAATATCTTACTATTTCACAATACAATCAACTTTTGAAGAAAATAGACTTAGACCCTCAAGTAGGACAGTCTGAAATAACTCAGTTTGACTTTACTTCTTACAGCGGTGCGTTGCCTAACGCTTTACAGGGTAAGTATTTTACGTTTTTTTCTGCTTCTGACGCCGTTAAATATGTAGTTTTTTTTGATGCAAACAATACTCTACCAACTCTTGATACGAGTGTTAACATTGACGCAGCCGGAGCCTTCCAGATAAGAGTGGATGTAAGCGCAGTAACTACGTTAGCTCAATTAGCAGACTTAGTTCAAAATACTATAAAATCTAGAACTTTAGAGTTTAGCGTAAATTATCCACCACTTGCTACTAGTTTCAGTATTAAAACTGTTAGGAGCGGAGTAACTAGTAACGCCCAAGATGGGGTACTAAATCCCGTTTCAAATGGGTTTGTTATTAATATTCTTCAACCGGGATTTGGTGACTATTTTTCGGTTCTTTCTGCCTCAGCTGGAGACAGTCTAAAAAATAAACTTGACGATTTAGCGTTAAAATTAGACGCAGACCCCGGTGTAGCGTTTACTGATTATTTTACTGCTATAGGCTCTTATTCTGGGGTTAGTGCCTCTACGATCCCCGGTCTGTCAACAAGCATAACTATTCCTGGACACAGTTTGGAATCAGGAAGAATTATAAATATATCCAATAGCACCACTGTTCCTAATATAGACGGTGCGTATGAGTTAACTAAGGTTGACGTCAATACCATCAGTATTCCTGTAACAACTACCGGAGCTGGCGTGGTTAATTGGTCGGTAAATACTTTAACTTTTCGGGATTACCAGGGTATGTTTAATGCTGTAGTAACTAAGCTAAACGCTGACACCGGAGTGTTGTTTTCTAGTTACGCCAAATCTGAGGGTACTTCAGTGTACGAGGGACTTGTTCTGTCTAAGATTAATAACACTAGCAAAGTAGTTCTTCAGTATGAACTTCCTTTTATAGTCGGTCCTGTAACTTCTTTTAGAGGAATTAAAACTTTAGTTGTTTATGCTCCTGACCCTGTAGGTGACCCTTCTATAAAAAAACAAATTAGAGAAGGTACTTTTATTTTTGAAAACACAAATTTTAACACTGCTACAGTGAGTTACAAAACCGATTTAAGTCCTGGCTTTGAAGACATTTTTTTTAATCGTTCTGGTAATGGCGACTTTGGAGGCTTTACTTGGGGAGAACAAAATTGGGGTGGCGGGTTTAGTGGAGTTCCTTTACGCACATATGTACCAGCTGCCAAACAAAGATGTCGTTATATTCAAGCTAAGTTTGTTCACTCAAATGCCAGAGAAAAATGGGCTATTTACGGTATAAGCTACACCTTTAGAGCTATTTCAGAGAAAGCATATAGAGACTAATGGCCACAAAAAAACTTGATCTTAAAAGATTAACAAAAGAAGACTTTCCTAGTAAATACTTTGACTTACTAGACCGTCTTATATTTCCTTTAAACTCGCACATGGAACAGGTTAGGAACATTTTAAACTTCGATAATAAAGAGTTTACAACCCTTTCTATTGCGACCAACAACTCGGGCCAGCCCGTTAGCCCAGTTAAGTTTAACAGCTCTTTAAACGAGCGTATAAGAGGTTTAATGGTGGCTTCGGCTAAAGTTACTTCTGACAATACATCTTTTCTCACTCAGGCTCCTTTTATTACATTCTCTCAAAATGAAAGTGTAGTAACCATTAATTACATTGCCGGTCTTCAGCCGAATAAACGCTACGAATTGACTTTGTTTTCAGTAATTTAACAAATATAGATAGGTAAAAATGGCCGTAGTTTACAATCAAAACGAACAAGATAAAGACCAAGAAAATAAATCTATGGTGTCTGGAGGGGGTAGCGCACCTCAGAGTAGTGCTACGCCTCAACAAAATGCTCCTAATCAGCCTCAAAGACAAGGTAGCGGTAGATTTACCAACATTCAAAAATATCTATCGTCTAATCAAAACGCTGGTCAACAGCTTGCTGGCTCCATTGGTAGTCGTTTTAGTAAACAAAATGAACCTTTAAAGCAAAAACAAGAAGACCAAATGACTCAGCTTAACCAAGGTATTCAACAAGGTCGTCAAGCTATTCAGCAGGGTCAAGGCTTTAATCAAAATCTTCGTCAGATTGGACAAGATATACAATCTCGTTTTGGTGGGGAAAACTATCAACCCAATCAAAACATTGCATCTATTAATAGTTTTACACAATCTCCAGATTTTAATCGCTTTCAACAAATTCAAGCCGGTCAAGGCGTAGATGAGAATTTACTTAATCTTAGACAGCAAACTGCTCAGTCCGCTAATAAAGCTATTATAGATCAAAATCAACAAAACGTAAACATGTTAGGTAGCGAACAAGGTAGGAGCGATTTACTTCGTAAAAACTTTACTGCTAATCCTATGTACACTCAAGGTCAAAACAGACTTGATACTTTGTTTTTAACAAGAGGCGGTCTAAATCCACTACGTCAACAGTTAAATACTGAGCTTCAGTCTCGTAGAGCAGTAGATCAGACCTTGCAAGGAACTTTAGCCGATGTGAACACATTGCGTTCTCAAGAACAAGGTATTGTCCAGGATATTGATAGCGCGTCTAAAGCTAACGAACAGGCTTATCTGGACATGCTTTCTAGTTATGTTCCTAAAATTAATGAACTTCGAGATAAAGAGTTTACGGACTTGGGTTCTCGTTATGGAGCCATGAAAACAAACAACCTTAAAGCTGGTGGCTTACTTGACCCCTCTGGTCCATTAGATAAAGACGGCAACCCTATTCTCCAAAAAGCTACTACAGATGGTGGTGTTCAGCGTTTGACGGCTGCAGATTTAAAAAAATTAGGTTTACAGCGCAATATGCAAACATTTAACGTTTTTGACGAAACTAGTTTAGACGATGTAGCTTTACGCGGTAGACAAGCTCAAGGGTTCCAAGACGTGGCCTCTGAGGGTAATGTTGCCCAGTATGGTGCCTTAGCGCGTATAGCGGGCTTAGACCCCTCAGCTAAACGTTTAACACAAGCTTCGACTTTAGAAGACACTGTGCAAGCTCGTCAAGGTGAATCTAACTTACAAAATCGTTTAGAAGCTGCGTCTCGTAACTTTGACGCTTTTGCTGCTGGTAGAGACTATAAAGAACATTTCCAACCTAGCGGAAAAACGTGGGCAGAAACACAGGGTAATTTGCAGGATGTTTTAGCTGGTAAGAATTTATTAAGTGCAAATCGTAGGTTTTCAGGTCAAGTACCATTACAGGCACAATCCGTTTATAATAGAGTTTTGCAAGATTTAAAAGATCAAGGGTTTAATCGAGTATTAACGACTGAGGGCGACATAGAAGATATTTTATCAAACGTCACTCCTACATCTCAGCGTGTTTTTACTAGAAATGCTCAAGATTTTAATAATAACACCGGTCTTACTAATTTAGATGCTCAGGTATTAAGAAGAAATCAGGCTAATAGACTTTCGGCAAGTAACACTGATTTAGACGAAGTTGTTAAACAAAGATTAGAAAATTTAGGCATAAAGAGGAGTTAATATGGTAGATCCCATAACCGGTTCGCTTTTAATTGGCGCAGGGTCAAATTTATTAGGCGGAGTGTTAGGCTCACGTTCAGCAAAAAAAGGAGCTAAAACTCAAGCTGCCGCAGCTGCCGAAGTAAAAGCATTGTATGATCAGTTAAAAATTCCTACTATTGCCGATCAAAGCGTTCAGTTAGAGGAAGGTCAAGTTTTAGCTGATTATAATCCAGAATTAGAGCAACTTTTAAATTTACAACCATCTGAATATGAAAATATTGAAACTTCTCCCGAATATAAAGAATTACAACTACAAACTTTGCGTAAAATGGCGGGCGTGGGAGAAGATGGTTTAGATGAGGGTGATGAGGCTGCGTTTCGTGAAGCTCAACGAGCTGTAGCTAACGAAGCGCAAGCTCAACAAGCTTCTATTTTAAACAACATGGCTCAACGTGGTACATTGGGTGGCGGCATGGAGCTTGCTGCTCGTTTACAAGGTGCTCAAGACTCCGCTAATAGACTTTCCTCAGCTGGTGATAAACTCACACAAGATGCTAGAGCCAGAGCTTTACAAGCTTTAACACAAACAGGTAGCATGGCAGGAAATCTTCGTTCTCAGGATTTTGAAGAACAAGAAAAAGTAGCTAGAGCTAAAGACGCTATCAACGAGTTTAACGTAAGAAACCAACAACAACTTCAAGGTAGAAACATTAGCGAACAAAATAGAGCACTGCTTGCTAACATGCAAGCTCGTCAAGCTATGGCTGACTCTAACAGAATGTTGCGTAATCAAGAACAGCAATATAATAAACAACTTCAACAGCAAGATTTTGAAAATCAAATGAGAAAAATTCAAGGTCGTTCTGGCGCAGCAACTGGAGTAGGAAACGCTCAAGCTAACATCCAAAATGCCAATGCGCAAATGTTTGCCGGTATTGGTAGCGCTCTAGGCGGTGCTGCAACTGCTTATGGTGCTGCTGCGCAACAAAAAGCAAATGCTCAAGCTAACCGAGAAAGCGCTGAGCGAATGGCTTTACTTGGTGGTAGTAATCGCAACACCGAATACAATCGCAGACTACAAAATTTCGACCCTAATGAGGCTTAATCATGAAAAACATGTATAATGAAGAGCAAGAAGAGATACGGGGGGTTGTTGATCCCGAAACGGTGCAAGAGGAGGCCGTAGGACAAGAGCTTGCTAGTGAGCTGTCTCAGTTGCCCGATGAGGAGGTGGCGCCCTTACCGATCACTAGAGTGCCCGCTCTTATACCAGATATACAACAAAACGAGTTACAAGATGCTCAAGATCAAAGAAATAAGCTTCAACAATTTGGAATGTTAATGAAGGCATTCCAAGGTTTTTCTAATATTCCTAGAAAGATGATTGACCCTAACGCTAAAGCTGATACTTCGATTCAAGATGATGTTATTAAACTAGCGGAACAACCGGTAAACGATGTTACCAACAGACGTAGCATTGCCGCTTTAGACCAGCGTTTGTCTTCTTTGAACATTGATTTACAAAATAAAATGCTTGATAATGAACCAACAAGTGACCAGTCTCGTAGTTATCAAGAATTAATGTCTAAAATGATTCCTTCTTTTGATAAAGAACGCTTAGCTAACATGTCAGCTAGACAAATAGAAGCAGTTATGGGTCCTATTGCCAGATGGCAACAGTTTAAGGATATGGCGAGCGCAAGAAGTGAACAGCTAAGAGATTTAAGAGAAGACAGAAAAGCTAAACAAGAAGACAGGGACTTAGATAGACAATTGAAAGAAGAAGCTTTAAAAGTTCGTAGCGAAGAAAAAACAAAACAACAAGTAGCCTTAAAAGAAGCTCAAGCAAAGGCAAATAAAGCTTACGAAGTTGGTTTATTGTCTGAAAAACAATATCTAGACGCTATTGCTAACCCCAAAAAATACGATCCCACTAGCGTAATTGACGTTTTTTCTTCTAAAATGGCGGATAATCCTTTAACCCGAGGATATGTTTCTCCTGAAAGAAAACAAGCCGAAGCTGCTTCAGACTCTTGGGTTGATAGTTTTTTACGTTTAGATTCGGGAGCAGCGATTGGGGTAGACGAGCGTTCTGAGTTTAAACGTATCTATTTCCCTCAGCCTGGAGATGACACAACTACTGTATCCAATAAGGCTAAGCTTCGGCAAGCAATTAAAAACGCCGCTAAATCTTCTAGCGGGAAGTTTGTAACGGTGAGCGAAGCTAAGGCGCTGGCTGGCGCGGGCGGAGAAACAAGTTCAGAAAAATCCGTAGTTAAAAAAATGTATTCTCCTTCTGCTAATAAAACTAAAATGATATATTCTGACGGTTCTGAGGAAGTTGTAGATGGAAAACAATAATATAAACGACTGGGAAGAAGTAGCTATTGATGATTTTCAAGAAGTTCCTCTAGAGAACAGAGAAACGTCTTCAGAAAAAAAAGATTTGTCTAATTTAGATGTAGCTGGGCTTGCTGCTTTGCAGTCTTTATCTTTTGGCGGAGCTGACGAAATTAAGGCCGCAATTGAGGCTCCTTTTTCAGATAAAACATATGAACAAATAAGAGACGAAGAAAGAGAATTAGTTAAGCAAGCCGAAGAGTCTAATCCCGGTTTATACAATACTATGAGTTTTGGCGCTGGTGTAATTCCTGCAATTGCTTCTGGAGGGCTTGGTTTAGTAAAGAGCGCGGCTAGTGCAGCTAAAGCGGTTCCTTCTTTAGCTAAAATTGCAGGTCTTGGAGCAGCTCAAGGTGCTGCTCAAGGTTTAGGTAGTTCGGAAGTTGATAATATTTCCGATTTAGGAGTTGATGTAGCCAGTGGAGCGGGGTTGGGTGCTACAGTCGGGGGAGCTATCGGAGCCGGGGTTAGAGGAGTGAGTTCACTTGCTTCTACGGTTTTACCTAAAGCAAAAGACTTTGCTTATGATATTCCATTAGTTAAACCTTTCTTGCGTTCAAGAAAATTAAAGAAAGAAGGCATTGATGTTGCTTCAGATCGAGCAGGCCAACGTATTATAAAAGATTCCGAAAAGCTTGCTAAGGATATGCAGCAAACACTAGAAAATATATATAAATCTTCTAGTAAAGGTGTTGGGAAAATATTAAAAAGAAGCAGCGACCAAGGCTTAGAAGCAGACATAAGTCAAGACCTTGCGCGTATGCAAAAGTCTATACAAAACACTAATCCCGCCACTGCTGAAGGAAAAGCAAGTCTTCAAGAGCTTCAGAGTATCATCGATAAATATAAACAAAATAAAACGTTACTAAAGAAACCAGGTACTTTGGTTAAGACAGGCGAAGAGAAAGCTTTAGAGAAACTATTGAACAAACAAAATAAACTGTCCGAGCAAGCTAAACTTGTTAACGAACCGGTTAATTTCACTGAGCCTGAAATTTCTGAAAATTTTGTTAAATCGCTCGAAACAAGACAAGGTAAAACCTTCGTTGAGCCCATTACAAGTGGTGAATTTAATCCCATTAAAATTGTCAACGAACCTGAAATTATTGCAAATTTAAACGCTCAGGAGCTTCAGACTTTAAAAAGACAAATAGGGGACATTTCTGCTAAACAGGATATTGGAGACATCGCGTCTAAGCGTATTCAACAATCTAAGGAGATGGTAGACAAAGCGTTAAAAGAAAGAGCTATTGCTCCTGAGTTAGTACCAGCGCTAGAGCGAGTAAACACTCAGTTGGGTGCTACTAAAGATGTTAGCGGGTTAGTTAATAAAGATTTACTAACGTATATGAATCCTACAGAAAAGCAAGCTGCTATAAATGACCTATCTAAATTCTTAAGAAAACCCGCTGTTGGGTCAAGTGGCGATGATTTAGCACAGAAAAAAGAGTTATTTTACAACACTTTGAAAAAAACAATGCCAAATGAGTCAGCCGAAAACCTTAAACAGCTTAGCGATGAGCTAGCAGAACAATATGAATATAACGTTGCTAGTCGAAATATTTTTGGCGGTATTAGCTTTAAAGACCCTTTAAGTCTTCTTGGTACTGGTAAGGGTTTAGCAGTACGAGGCGGTCAAACCGTAGGCGCTTTAGAGAACGTCGCTTCTAAGGTGAGCGAAGCTGTGCAATTGGATCGTACAGCTGCTCGAGCATTAGCTAAGCAAGCTCCAAAACCGCTACAGGATGTATTAAAACAATATGACGCAGCTCGTTTACAGAACATGTCTTTAAACACAGCTTTGCGTAAACCTACTGAGAACGTCGTAGAATCGCGTAATGACCGTCGTCAAGAGTTTATAACTGAAGGTACTAAGTCTTTAAATAAAGCTGATGCAAGCGATTTGCAAGCGTTCAGCAACGATTTAGTTAATAGTGGAGCATTGGGCGCAGAGAAGTACGCTAATACTCTTAAAAAACTATCAGAACTGGAAACTAAAAACAGAGCCCCATTGACCTTTAGTTTAATGAGTGACCCTAATTTTAGACAATTATACAAAAACAGATTTAAGACAGCACCATCTGAGGAATAATTATGTCAAAACCATTAGAAAGAAAGATAGACGCTTTTATTAAACAAACTGACGAAAGACTTGATAATATTGAGCAAGTGTTGATAAAACAAGAGATAAATCTCAGTATGCACATGAAAAGATCTGAACATCTTGAGACTATTATGGAACACATTCAAAAAGAAGAGTTAAACCCTATTAAAAAACACATTCACATGATTGAGGGCGGATTGAAAGTGTTAGGCGGTTTAAGTATTATATCTGGGTTTCTAGCGTTGGTTCTGAAGCTTTTTAGCGTCTAAATACTCAACCATTGCTTCTTCAAGTTCGTTTGGATTGTGAACTTCTTGTGTGCTTTCTTTATATTTTAACAAAGTCGCTGACCCTGTCATTAACAATTTTTTGTCTTTTCTTGCAATGCTCTGTTGACATCGATTTCTTGCGTTATTTCTATCAAATATTTTTTTCTTAGCTTTTTTGGACTTATTAAACGTTTTTTCGCCAGAATTAAAAGTTGCGTTATTCTCTTCCTCAGTAAAATCATTTAACCATTTAAGTTCTTTTTCTGACAGTTTATCTAAATAATCATAATCTAAATATTCTTGTCTAATTCTAGTGTTAACTCTGCTCGTTAGAGCCGGGTACTTCATTGATGATCTTAATGTTTTCTTTTTCATAGATGTTTCTTACAAAGATGTTTGCCTTCATTATTGTTATCGGGTTAAAGTCTATGTTTAATTTTTTTTTGTTTAAATACAAAATACTTCCCATTTTACTGTTTTTATATTTAAACTTACTCTTGAGTAATTTAGCTAAAATACGGTGATGTAACTTAGAGCTACGTTGCCAATTGTAATAGTGATAATATAACAAGTTTAAACTAACGGTGTCGTGACCTTTAAAGAGATTAAACTCATCACAAAATCTGTCAAGTTCTTTAACGTTTAGCTCAGTCTTAGTAACTGTTTTTATTTCAGCTACACTAAGTAGTTCTTCAATCGTTAAGTTTTGACGCGCCATATACGGCAACCGATGTTGCTAAAATACCCAAACCAAAGTACATAGTTTTTTGCCAAAAATCTTCATTCTCTTTTTTATTAAGCTGCGTAGCTAAAGTCAAAGATTGGTCTTGATATAGCTTTAAGCGCTCGTCAAGAATTTTAATTTCTGAATTAGTCAATTCACTACGCTTATGTAATAGTTCAGATAACTCTTTGTAGTGTTTAGCGTCATCGTAAGCTTGAGATGCTTTTTTTTCAGCTTCTGGGCTAAATAAAAATCCGCTACACTCAGCTTTCTGTCCTTCTTGAAGAAGCTTTACCGCTTCTTTGCATTCTGTAGCAAAAACAACTTGATTAAAGAATAGAGTAAATAGTAGTAAATATTTCACGTTAATTCCAACGTTTATTAGCTTTAGACGCACGCTCTTCAAGAGTTAAATCGTCAGTTTCCGCTAGTTGACGCTTTCTTTCTTCTGTGATAGCTTTGAGTTTTTCGTCAACCTTATTAATTTCGGCTTCAATGTTAAGTTGGTCTCGTTCAAGAATAATGTCTTTACCTTTAGTTTCGGCTAACTTGACATTTACTTCGGCGTCTTTCCGTTTATTTAACTGATAAAATCCAAATCCCAATAGTCCTAAAATCAATGCTACAATTTCCATAATTACCTCAACAATAAATCTCGTTTATTTTTTAGACAGTTTTTATCGAACTGGTTTAAACCACAAAAAGTTAAATACTCTTTTAATTTTTTTTCCGCATTCGCAGTTTCTACGGTTTCAACGTGTTTGGTTGGTTTAATCCAGGCGTAATCTTGATTGTTTTTAATAAAATAAGTAATGTATAATAGCGGAACAACAAAACTAAAGCTTAAACTTTGACTTCCGGCAAAAACAACTGCCGACAACTCTCCCTTTTCATTAAAAACGCCACTACCGCTATTTCCGGGTTGAATTAAATTCGTACTATACTGCGCATCGTGAATCTCAGTTACTGGTTTTCCAAAAAAAGAACATCCCATTGGATCTTCAGTGCTTTCTTCTTCGGTACACTCTCTTACTGAGGTAACTACATTGATTTTTATTTCGTCCCCGTAATGACCAGTTGTTACAGTTTGGGGCAATAACATAGGGTGTCCCGAAACCACCGACTTATCGCCAATCTTAGGAAAAGTGCCTGATATTTTTACACTGACGTTTAAGTTTGCTTTAGTTTCGATAATACACAAGTCATGTCTATCGAACGTTTTGTACCGATTAATGCGATATCCTTTGTTGTTATTTACAATAAGCCAATCTGTCTCAATAGACTCGCATACGTGCTTGTTTGTAATAATCAACGAACCAAAAACTCCAGACTCTATAATAGTTCCTGTTCCTCCAGAGCTAGATTCTTTATTTGTGATTTTAACCGTCACTTTTCTTAGTTCTTGGACGGTGGTTGGTTTAATTGTACTTGCGTGCGAAAAAACAAACAATAAAATTGCAATAAAATTCATTCTAATCTTCTTTCCAGATAATTGTTAATGTTACTATGTCTTGACCTTGAAAGTTATTTTCAGTAATTTGCGTTCTGTACCCTTTGGCTTCAAACAATTTTTGTAATTCATTTACGACTTTTGCTTCTTTTTTTAGAATATCAGCCGAATACGTAGTTGCGCCACGTTGTTCTGCAGTTCTGCGCATACTATCCATAAAGTTTGTTACAAGCGCTTTAATTTTAGATTTATGAAGTTGTTCTTCTGTTGCTGTAATTTCTCTTAGCTCGTCTGCAGGAATAATCTCTGCGACATCATCGTCCATGTAATCTTCTAATTTCATTTCTTTTTTCTCCTTTTATTCTTTCTTCCTAAATTTTCTTGTTCAGTTTTGGCGTGGTGATGAGCTTCACAAAGTATCTGAAACCCTTCTTTTTCACAAAATAACCGACTGATGAAATTATTCCAATCAATAAATCCAACCGCAGGGTCTACCACCGGCTGTATATGGTCAACTTTTACTTGTTTAGCTTTCCATAAAATGTCTTTACCTTCTTTAACGCAATAGGCACATCGGTAGATACCTCGTTCAACTCTTGCCTCTTGCATAGCTTGTGTTCTTGGTGGGTAAGCAAAAGATGCCCGTCTTAAACGATTAATTAAAAATGATTTTAAATTAAAGTTTTTTTTGCCAGCCACAAACGTTACATCTCTTTAGTTTTACATGGTGAAAGTCGTGATAAATAAGCTCCCCTTTGCCACAGCTTGAACAAGGCTCATTTTGTAGGGTTTCTTCAAGCTCGATGGCTTCTGTTATCACGCCTTCATAAAAATGTTTTTGTCTTTCTAGTTGTTTTAGCTGTTTTTTTAATCTACGGTTTTCTGAACGTAAATATTCCAGCTCACTGCGCTCTTTTTGTCTTGCCAATTAAATACCCGTTGAACCAAACCCTCCATCACCGCGAGGTGTGGAGTTTAATTCTTTAACAATTTTAAAATTAACAGGGATAGCTTTAGTAACTTGCATTTGAAGAATTTTATCTCCAACCTCGTAATCTGGTAAAGTCGGGATGATTTTGTAAAATACGGCTTTGTATTCTCCTGTATATCCTTCGTCACCTGTTCCAATACAATTGCTTAATATCATGCCCGTCTTGTGAATAGAGCTTCGTGCTCTAAAATCAAATTGAATGCCTTGCTCTTTAAGCTCTGGTTGGAGTTTAATGCCTAGTCCATACTCAATCCGACTATCGCCTAGGTTTTTCTTACTAGTTGCAACAACATCGTAACAAGCGTCAGTTTCGTGCGCTTTAAGCGGTACTACAGCATTGTCTGAGAGAACAAGTTTAATTGTCATATAATGAATATGTCTAATTTTTATACAATTGTCAAGAGTTTATTTAAAAAATGTAAATAGTTAAAATTGTTAAATATTCCAGTTATTTTTTTCAAGCCATTCAATCGCAACTGGTGCAACATTTTGTGCTTTAACTTCATCAAGCATTAATTTAGCAACTTCTTGAATTTCAAGTTGCGCGTGAGATTCGTTACGTAGTTTTTGATAGTTAGCAAATGATCTTAAATTAAAGATAGTAACACGTTCAGTCATATTGTGTTGAGGTAAAACGCCGCGAACAAACTCTCTAACTCTTTTATATTCAGTGCTAGTGATTAAGGAGCGATCTTTATCTTCGAACGCCGCTTTCATAGCTTTGCATTCGTTTTCATAAAAGTCGTTAGCAAGTTTACAAATTTCATTATATTTTTTTTTAAATATGTTAGCTTCATCGGGATGAACTTTAGAGTAGATATCTAAAACGTCTTGAGGTAAGGCTAAAAACTCTCTAGGCATTGTTCTATATCTACCGCTCATTCCATTATGACTTCCTATTCGATGAGTCATATGCTGGCGATCAATTGCGATTGGTAGTTTTATCCAAAATCTCATTACAACTGATTCAAAAGGAGTGGCGTGTCGATCTTTTGCTAACATTTCAACAACACGTTTAACGTCTTCTTTAGTTTTTTTATTTTTCTGTTGATAAGTAGAACTTGAAGTCCATGCCGCTTCAGCTATGCTTCTATCGTCACCCATCACTTCCTGTAGTTCTACTTTAATCTGACTCATACTTAATTCCTTTTAAACAATCTCGCAAGCGTTGCCACTGCACGCAATACTCTCAACTCGCGTAGTGTTGTCAGTTTCTTCTTTTACTTGTTTTAAGTCAATTTCTTTTACTAGTTTTGACATTTCTTCGTATTTTTCTTTAGTACAATCTTCAAATGGAGCCTGTTGATAAGTACCTCCGTTATAAGGGAGTAAACTAATGCCAGCGTATAAATCTCTGTTTTCCCACATTTGATTACGCAAATTTTCCCACTCATTGTCTTTAACAGAAATAGTAACAGATACATTGTGTTTATTGTCACCATAACGATGACCAGAGTTAATCCAATTTCTACTGTAGTAAAGCGTTCGATTAAATAACGATAAAGCCGTTTCGTTTTCTCTAAGAATAGCTCCTTCAGGGCTTTCTTGAGGAATACTCACTACAACTCCTGTAGAGCTAAATAAATCATCTTCAACTAGATTAGGGATTGCGTGTTTTAAGTAAACAGCTAGACTATCATCTTTATTCATTCTGATTCGACGAATATAGTGTTGCGCGTGTCTAGCATGAATACCGCTGGAACTTCCTAGTACGCAACTAGAAGTACCTTCAGGTTTAATTGCTGTAGCTCTAGCAGCAATGTTTATTCCTAATTTTTTAGCATATTTTTCATTAACATCTAAAACTAGTTGTCCTGCTTTTTTTAAAAGCTCAGCGTTGATTGACGATTTGCTGTCCGCAATCCCCGTAAAGCTAACTCCGAGTAATGCTTCTTTTTCCGTTGTTAATTGCCAAGAAGGTCGAAGGTAGTCAAAATCAGTATAACTAGCTTGTAATGTCCCAATTAAAGCGGCTTGATAAACTCTGTTCAAAAAATCTTTTTCATTTTTAATATTAGTTTGATTAATAGTAGTTAAATTACAAAATTGATTAGAATTTAACGCTATTTCCACGCAAGGATTTGCACCCATATCAACGTTGTTAGTCCAGTAAAATCCAGGCTCACCACTTCCTGATTCTTGACAAATTTTAAATATTTCAAAAAATTCATCTTTAGAAACTAAATTTCTAGGGAGAACGGCGCTATTATTTGCTCTAGCTCTCCAAGGTGCAGTATTCCACCACTCTCCTGATTTGCACTTTAGCATTTCGGTGTCATTTGTATCAAATAAAGAAATTAAAGCAGCCCTTCGGATTCCTCCTGCTAGCACCGCATCGGAAATGATACAAATAATATCATGTAATTCTAAAGGTCTGAGTTGTCTACCAATTGCATTTTTTAAACGTTCTTCTACCATTTCAAGCATTTTTTTAAGAGGCTCTGGTCCAGGCGCCTTTGCTCCGGTAGTGACCAAATAACTACCTTTAGGTCTAATATCTCCAAAATCAAAACGAGGTTTAACTCTACCGTAAAAATATGCCTCCATTAATAAATCGATAGATTGAGCCCAACCCATAATAGAATCTTGAACAGAAAAAAAACCATTTTCTTTCGGTTGTTTTAGTTTTGGTAAATTACGAACGTGATGTTTTTGAACCGAAAATCCTACGCCTACTCCAGAAAGAAGTAAATATAAAATTTCACCAAAAACTCTAACATTATCAACATTTGTAAATGAACAATTGTATTGTCTTGCGTGATTTTTTAAAATAGCTTCGCCGGAAAACTGTAAAGCTCTCATTGAGGGCATTACCTTAAGATCGTGAACGTAATTATAAGCTTTGGTTATATCGCTAGATAGTTTAGGGAACCTATCTAAATGCATGTTCATATTTCTATTAATAGATTCAGCTAAAGACTCTCTGCGTCCTAAATGAGGCACAAATTTAGCATAAGTTCTAAAAGCAACAATTGCACTGAGCAATAGATTGGATGCGTTCATTAAAAAAATCTCCGTTGTAAAATTTTATTCTTCGAAAGGTAAATACAAACTATCGCCAACAATACTACTTAAGTCTTTTTTGTCATCGACATGTCTAGAAGGCTTGCTCATACAAACGTGAACATATTTTGTTAATTTAAGTTTTTTAATAACTTGTTCGCACCATTCATAGCTATTTTTTGACCACGCAATAACATAATCTCCTCTATTAAAACAGTGTTTTAAAAAAGTAACATGAAACTTATGAGGAGTTAAGTATATTTTTTCATCACCGTAATCAAACTCGATTGTTTTATCAGTTTTAACTCTAAAGTTTTTATACATTACTAGAGTATCGTCAATATCAAAAACAGTAATGTTATTACTTTTAATTGTTTTCAACCAAAATCCTCGTCTGGTATATGTTTATATTCCACCAGAGGTAAATCACTGTTTTTTGTTACAGAAACAAGTTTTGTATCGCCATAAACTCGCATAATCATATACCAATCAAGACTTTCAGTGTACAACAACTCTTCCACTTCGTAAAGACCTTTTGTGTTAGGCACTTTAACTAAATCAGCCCGTTTAAACGGATGCTTTGGTAAAGTCCATTTTACAATTGGTAATAGGATCATTCTAATTACGTATTTTAGTTTACTCATTCTTAAACCTATCGTCTAGATATGGCCGTGTCTCACTAAGCTCAATTGCCATAGCTAAGTTTGCCATGGCGTTTCCTAGATGATGGTTTTGACTTTTTTGATCGATGTTTTCACCAGCATTAAACTCGTTAATGTGGCGCAAAGCCGCATCTAAAAGATATGATATCTTGATACCAGACCTCCAGTTGTGAGCACCGTAGTGTTTTTCTCCGTAAGTTAAGGCTCCGCCTAAAGCCCATAAAGCTTTTTGAGGAATTAACGACAAACGAGGTTTTGACATATCACCAATTGCGTCTTTTTTCCCAACAAGAAGTTTTTGCTCTCCTTCAACGACCTCTTTCGCCGTATAAAAACTATCGTACATAGGTTCGCCATGTTCGTTAACAGTTTCGTTAGTTGATTTAATTTCGTAGTTATCTCCGGGTTTAATGTATAAAGTTTGTGTTTCTGGGTAATCACGAATGCTACCATCTTTGTGTCTATAAACATTGCTCACAATACCCCCAAGTAAACTACATGTTTCGGTGTGATACAAAACTCGCTCCAATACCAATGTTGTAACTCATCCGCGACTTGTATAGCGTCTACATCTGAAAAATACCAAACGTGAAGCATATTCCTCCATAAAAAACGTAACGTATCCGGGCGCGACTCCGGCTCTTGTATCTACTAAGGTTTAACCGCACGTTCGGAGCCGTCGCCCATCGAACTTTGATTCTTACAACCATACTTTAAAAGCTTAGCAATGCGTCTGCTTTCGGTAATGACCCTTATGTTCAATACGCTCTATTGTCTTTCGTGTGTGCCTAGCACTTCGAGATTATTCTATTGAGATGACACATCCTACCAGTGCTGCTTTCCACCTTACGTTACAAATACAATATACTAAATTTTTACTTATTAATCAAGAAAAATCTTAGCAAGGGTTAAACTGTACGAGCCGCTTCGCGGTCTTTTGCAACCACACAGGCAAGGTTTTGGACACGAGACCCCTTGTTAAGAATAAAAAGTCTACAACATACACCGTTAGTTGCCAGTCTAACCCTATCATTACGTGTTTGGCAGAACACATCCTAGTCACTTGTGTATGTCTTATAGGTTCAAGACTTTTTTGAAAAAAACCATCTAAACCCAACTTTACCGTTTTCTTCAATACTTTGTTGCACTAATTCAATTTGAGACGGTAACAACCGAGTTTCAGCAAGATAAGCTTTAGCAAAGTCGCTTAATATCTTATCGCGCTGCTCCAATAATTGCTTAGCTATGTCTTGTTCATTTCCAGAAAAAGAAACTTCTTTATTTGTTTGATCTTTTACGTTCATATTTTTCCTTTAATTTTCTTCTAAATTCGTTTCGTTTACTAACTGAGGGTGATTCTCCATGTTTCCAGTAATGCGTGTAAACAAAACGTTGAAAATCGTTTTCTTTTTGAAATTTCCAATAAGGTATTTTTATGTTAACTTCCTTTATTATAGTTTTGTGATATTGCATTCCTAATAGTTCAAAATCTAGAATAGCTTTTCTTTGGTCTTCCGTTGGCTTTGTATCAAGAAGTTCTTTATCTAACGCTCTATCAACTTGAGCAGGAACTGTTTTATTATTGTAAACGAATGATAAGTGATGTCCGAGTTCGTGCACAAAATCTAATATAAGATCTGTTTTTGATTTTTCCGCATTTTCGTATATAATAATTTCACTGCCGTCTATCGCCCAAGCTGCGCTATCTGACGAATACTTAACGTAAGGTTTATAAGTTACTTTTAACCCTAAACCTTCTGCGTATTTCTTTAATCTTTTAAGCTCTTCGTCTCTAATACCCAAAATTTATCTCAATATTTTTTTTGTGTTTTTAAGAAGATTAACTCCGTCTTTAAACTCTTTTCCGCATTTGTTACAGCGATAGCGTTGGAATTTGCCGGTATTAGAATAAGAAAACCCGCGTTTAAGTAAGCTTGTTGAGCCGCAGGTACACACAACGCTACCATCTTCGTTATAAACATTCAAGTTAATGCTATTATCCCAGCTTTTGTATAGATTATAAGACTCTTCTAAACTCAACACGTCGTATTTATTGTAAATTTCCATTTCTTTAAAAGCGTTCTTATTACCTTTTAAGCATTCTTTCCACATAGAAAATCCTGGAAACTTTTTGTGGTCTAATTTTTTATATTTTTTATTAAGTTTATCAGTAACGTAAGCAAGTTTATTTGATGTGTGTGCAAATTGTTTTCTTGATATTCTAAGTAAATCGATATGTCTATAGCTTGATGGAGGCTGCATACCTTGAATAATAAAACGAGAATTTAATTTTTTGGCATCAAAACTTAAGCCGTTTTGGGTTATTACTACATCCGATTCATCGAGTAATTTCCATATTTGTTGTAATATCTTCTTATCATTGCGTGGGTTTTTTTCATTACGAGTATCCGCGTACATAACTTCTTTCTCGCCTAGCCATTTAGCCGACCACGAAAGAACTGACCAATCTTCTTTAATTTGTTGTAGTCCTACATTTTGGTCTCTCAAACCCCATACGTAGGCTTCAATTGGAGATGTTTCAATATCAAAAATTAAGATTTTGGGTTTTTTCATTTAATTTCACCTTTCGAGCGTAATATTACATAAAGTCGATGAATTTCTAATTCTAGTTCAACCCTTGTTATTTCGTATTCTTTTAATAAATCCCAAATCGATACACCACAACCAATGTAAGGATAAAACATATCGCTAATAGAATCAAGCTCTTTCTTGAACTTCTTAAGTGTATTATATTTTTCTTTAGTTTGTTTATAAAACTTCATGTCGTAAATTTGGCTCATACGCTCTTAATTATCTCCTCAACTGGAAGCACTGTTTCAAGTATGTACAGAGTGTCCTCTACGCGTTTCATATAGTGAGTAGAATCAGCGTCATGATTGTAAAGGTCTATAACCTTGAGTATCTTGTTTTCAACCATTATGGGTTCGCCTGTCTTCTTATAAAACTGAGGTACACCCTTTACTGTTTTTTGTTTCATACCGTCAACCGTTTGATATAGATATACCTTATCACCTTGTTGTATTCCACTCAACACTTTTTTATTAATAGCCTCTTTTATAGCATCTTTTACTTTAGTTTCATTAAGTCGTTCGGATTCTTCTACTTTTTCTGTATATGTTTTTTTAGTAGACCAGCGCTTGATGTTGGTAATATTTTTGGCTTCCTCTAAATACTTTTTATATATACTAATTATTACACTGAGGTCGTTGTTGCCTAACATTTCGTTCAAAATTCCTTCATTCATCTGTTTAAGAGCGGGTTCTTTTGTTGAACTTTTAAAAGCTGAGCCTTTTACTACAATTTCTCCGTTAGCTTTTTTCATTATATAGTTTTTAGCTTTGGAAATAACAGCGCTTTCATAAACCCCATCATGGTCAAATTTTATATGTTCAGGAAACTGCTCATTTAAAGCTTTTAAAAACAATTCTTGTTCTTCTTTAGACCAAGGCGTTTGGTCTTGTTTACACAAAAACAATGAGTCAGTGTCGCACCCAATTAATAAATGATTCATTCTTTTTCCTTAGATAGTTCGCGCCAATACGTTACATCTTTATTTGTTGCAAATTTAATTGCTTTTTCAAGAGTTTCTCTACCAAGTCTTGTTATTTTTGCTGCATTTTCTGGAGAGTTGTATAGTAAGTACCCGCTTCCGAGGTATCCGTACAAGGAGTTTGCAAAAATCTTTTGGCTTCCTTGCAAATCGTCATAGTATTTGTTTTTAGTTTTTTTGTATAAATCTTTATTTTTTATACGTTCTGTTCTAACGTATTTTAATATTTTTAATAAGTTTTGCTTAGGGTCTTTATCTTTGTCATAAATTTCGTATTGAAGCATAATACTTGGATAAAGAGCTATCAAATCTTGTTTGAATACGTTTTTATAAACTCCAGCCACGCCAAGGGAAATTGCTCCCTCAAACTCAACTTTCTTACTAGAACTTGCTATACTATGACCATCTTGTAGATAAGATCTAATCATAATTGAATCAAGTTGTGAGCCTGTAGCTTCGTTAATCATCTGTTGAAATGTTTTAGGTACAGATTGATTCATGTAAAAAAAACTAGGAGCCATAATATCAAACATTTTAATCGGGCTGTCCCCGTCTTGGCGGCAGTATTCTTTAAACTCCTGCCACAAACTATCGTTAGTTTTATAAAAAGTTTTTACTGAGTTTTTAGTAAAATCCCACTCGATGCGGCTCTCGTCAACTAACTTTAAATGTTTTTCAATAGCTTTTAGTCCGTAACTTGGGAAGTGTCTCGATATATCATATTTAATGCTGAGAAAATAAGTGTCGCAAATTTCTCTACCAAATATTTTCATATTGTTATATTCATATTGCTGACTACCATCTTTACGGAACTTAGATTTTTGGGGTTCAACGTAAATTTCGCTGCCATCTCTACCAAGCTTTAGTGGTTTGATAGTGTTTAAATAAGGTAAATCAAATGAAAATATGTTATGACCTAAAAGAATATCAGGATTTACTTCTCTAACCCACGTTTCCCACGCATCAATCATTTGAATTTGATTAAATTTATAGTCTTGAATGTCAAATAGTCGCCGTGTAATTATACCATTTTTGCGAAAAGTATTCGATATAAGAACAACTTCTGAACCTGGTAGTTCAGCGTTAGTCGTGGTAGTTTCAATGTCAAAAGATAATAGGGACGCATCTTCGGTTTTCATACCTTTGAAGTATGTAAACCCATTGCACATCATAAATCCTTCTTCAACAGAGCGTGGAGTGAATATCTCGTAAGGTTTGTTATCTAAAAAATCAGTGACATAAAAATCATAGTCATATTCTTTAATGAACTTATAATGCTGCTCACCCTCTAGACGTTTAGCATTAGTAGCTTCGTAGGGTCCTAATGCCCAAGGTTTATATGGAATAACTTTACTTGTGCCGTCTTTAAAAAATACGTTAGCACCGTTTTGATTAATCGTTACATTGACAATATACTCAGTGCTATCTTTACCGAAAATTAAAGAATCGTAAACGTTTTTAAGATTTTTTCTTTTTTTAAGTTCGGACTTTACCGCTTCAATTAAGTCGGGTTTATCGTTAATAGTCTTAATCATCCAATTGAGATAATCTGAGGGAACTTCAGGTAAAAGTTTATTAGCGTGTTTACCGAAAGGTATTACTTGCATTTACCAGTCTTCCTTTTTTTGTGCTTGTTTTTCTTCTTTAACTCTTTGTCTTAGTTCTTCTAAATGATCACGCTCAGGTTGAGTAAGCTCATTAAACTGACCTTTTAATCCGTCAAAACCGTAATCAAGAGTAAGCAGTTCGCCCATATTGTTTTTTACAATTGCAATAGTTGAATACTTATCGTCACTTGGGTTTTTAGGGTTAAAGCCTGGTCGCCACAATGTAAGAATAATTCTACAGTCTTGTTCAATCACCGAGGCACCTTTGACGTTTCTCATTGACAATAATTCTTCTGACGGGTCTCCTGCAGATTTTTGCGGTTGTAAGATTAAAATAATACAAACATCGTATGTGCTTGCTAAATCAGAAAGTCTACTTGCAACAAAGCCGGAGTTTGCGGTGGGGTCGCTATAAGGGCCTCTTACTTTTTCTAAATAATCAACAACGACAAGTTTCAGTTCTTCTCCATATAATTGTTTATTAATTTTAATATCTTCTTCAATGCTTTCAATTGTAGCGCCACGAGTAAAATTAAACTTAGCGTTTTTATAAACTTCTGATACTTTTTTAATTCCTTCTAAAATAGGTTTATCTTGGCGAATATTATATTCAACGTCAAAGTTTTTATCGCTTTTAATCATTTTACGAAGTTTATTAGAAACATTTACACCTGTTTGCCGCTGAATTAGGCGCTGAAACAAAAGATTATCATGCATATCTAAAGATAAAAACAACGCTCGTTGACCTTGTTCTAATGTAGTTTCGAGTATTTTAGTTGCAGCGGCGGTCTTTCCGCTCGATGGCGCTCCAAGTAAACCTACCATCATCCCCGTTGTTACTAGTAGGTTATCATCCAAACTTCTAATGCCAGTCTTAACAATATTTTGATTAATATTTTCAGCGAAATGTAGAAATCGTTCGCTAACATTATCAATAGATGTGAGATTGGTTTTTTCTTTAATATGATGTTCTTTAACAATTAATTGCAGTAAATCGTTTTCTTTTTCAGAATACATTCCGCCGCGCCAAGCTGGAGAATACACGGTGTTTACTATTTGTATCCAAATCTCATCGTTACTTTTTTTAGGAAGCCCGTAAAGTTCTGAACGTTTTTCGTTAACACCCTTTAACATATGATAGGCATCTGTTTTATCAAACCCAGCGTTGCGATAGGTTGAACAAAGTATCATCATTCCTTCGTTACCCCAGCCTTTAGGAATGTATCCTTTATGTAAAACAAACTTAGCATCGGTAAGATAAAAAGGTTTTTTAGTAAAGTCGATAGAAGCCTCTACAATTTCTACCTGTTTTTTAGTTATTTCTGCTTCGTTTTTTAACGATAACACCGTTTGTGGTAATTTTTGTATGCCTGTTTTTACTTCAATAGACTTAGGTTTATTTAACGCTTGTTTTTTAATAAAATCAGTCGAATAATTTTTAAGCCACCCAATTGAAACGGGTGTTTTGTACAAGCCAGTTTCTTGATGTTTTGTGAAGTTAAGCCTAAAGATTCGTGAAGGATTGTAAACTTTACTGTCAACCGTCACTCCTGCCTCTTTAGCAAGTCTTAAAGCGATTGTTTTGTGCTCCCCCGGAGTAAGCATAGTGTCATGCTTTACAACAAGAGAGAAGCCTTTGTTGCCCGAAAAAGAAATGAGAATGTTTTTGCTATCAATACCCCTTTCGATAAGCTTTTCGTAAACTCTAACAGTATCTTCTTTTGCTTGCTGGAGATTGGATTCATTATCGATATCAAAAACAAGATGATTAGTTTTAACATCTTCAATGCCTGAAACTCCTCGTGGTCGCTGTCTGCCATCTTTTTCGATAATTTCTTCTGCTAATTTTTTCTGATCTTCGTTGTAGGAATAAATAGAGAGGTAGTGATCTTTATCGTCAGTAATATAATTGTAAGGGTTTTCGTTTTCGCTGATAAGTTTTCCAATTGAATTAAGTCCTGAAGTAATTCTGTAATAATTTGACATAATTCTCCTTTTGTAAAACTATAGCACTGTTTATACACTAACGCAAGGTAAAAAAAAAAAAGCCCACTTAAGTGTGGGCTAAAAACGCTTGGTGTACTTGAATCGTAGTTTGGGGAAAACTACGTTTTAGGAGGAACTAAATCAAGTTCATAACGAATGGAGGCTTCTGCGTTTTTTGCAGCTTCGCGTCGCTTTTCAATATCTTGCTCTTTTACAAAGCCTAAGTCAATAAGTTTTTCTGCTTTTTCTGAAGGTTTTACTAAATTTGCGTATTTTTTATCACGCATCTTAAATGTGCTTCCTTTTACTTTAATATCTACGCTATTCTCAAATTGGAACGTAGTTCCAGTAGAAAGCAACAACACTTTACCGATTGTCCGGTCTCCGACTTTAGCTTCAAATTTAACCTTATCGCTTTCTGTTTCTTTTGGTTTGTAAAGATTGGCAATAACAGCCTTGCCATCTTGTTTAAGACTGCTACCATTAATAACAACATCAACGTCGTCATTAAAAGCTAAAAAATCACCTTTATTGTCTTTACGTTTTACAATACGACCGACCCCGGCATATCCAGATTTTGTAATATATGTTTCTCTAGTTTTGTTCATTAGTTTCTCCTTTTTTATTTTTTTCAATTTCATTTGCTACATATTCTACTACTTTATTTTTATAATAAAGCATGTCTTTAAAAAAAGCGTAAAGAGCTTTTTCTTCTTTATGAACAAGATCGACTTCTTCTAAAGGTTCAAACACAAGCTTACGAATTGTTCTTAATGCTTTTTTTTGGCTAATGTCTTGAGTAATTTTATTAAAATTTTTAAAACCATGCGCAAGCATAGCGCTAGCTTTTTCATACTCAGTTAATTTGCTTTTATTGTCGTCACTCATTACCATTCCTCACTGTTGCCGGTAGAAGCAGGTTTACGAAAACTAGATTTTTTGTCTGGTGCATAAGAGGCGGGCTTTGTTTGTTTATCTGTAATATCATTACCGTCTTGATCTTCTGATTTCATTGCAAATGTAGCGTTAATTAAAAACCTACGAAAGTATGTAACGGATGCTCCGATTTTTTGAGCATCTGTAAGATTTTGAGGAATAAGAATACTTGACTCTAAACTTTCTCCGCTATCCACATGAACAACTAAGGTTCTTACTGCAGTTGTTCCGTCTTGAGCAATTGGAGGTTGTAGCAATAACAATCCGTGTTTTTCAAGCAAAGGTTCGATCATATCTAAGTGTGCTTCTAAATTTGCGTATTTACTTTTAAAGTACGGGTTGTCCGATGTTTTTTTAATGGCAACCATTTCTTTTTTAACTTTACTCAACGCTTGATATAAATTTTGCATTTTTTTCCTTTTAATTTAAACAGTGTTTGAATGTTAGCGCTAATCGTGCCTACAAGGTAAGCCAACGCGATTGCTAACTTTAAGTTTGTTACTGAAGATAAAATTAAAAGCAATGCCGAGATAGTTGCGGCAAAAATTAACAGCTTAGTCGATGAATTCACTTGCGTTCCCTTCGTAGATAAAGCATTTCGATGGCTTTCTTATGTTCATTATTCAATAAATATGTTTTTCTGTCAACATTTTTAATTACTTTTTCGACTTTAGACTGTTCAGTTTTTGGGTTATATTTAATAATAACAAGCGAATAAATTCGTTTATTAAGACCGTTTTCATCTAATGAAATATCTTCAACTAAATCATATGTAAATGTATTTAATTCTACCTTTTGTTTAATTTCTTCTTTAAACTCTTCCATTGTTTGTACAGGAGTATCTTTTTGTTCTTCTGTTTTTTTGTTTTCTAGCACTTTTTTAAGATTTGATTTAAACATGTTTATCCTTTTTTAGTTCTACAAGTCCGGTTAAATCGCTTCCGTTTGATTTTACATAAGTTTCACAAGTGCAGTTTCCGAAATGATTATTGCAATTAGGATTATTACTTTTAAAATTTCCCATTTTAATATTATGCAGTACATTATCAAATTCGTCAAACGTTTTCTTTTTCATTTCTTCGTTTATTTTACCTGATATAATCTCAATGCGAACTCGAGGGTCTTTTTTTCTTACTTTTTTATCAACTACAACATACGCTACCCCGGTAGTTCCGTATTTATCGCTCAATGCTTCGTCATAAGTAGCTAACTGCTGAGATTTAGTGTAAATTACGTTTCTGTCGTATTTAACACTAGTTGTTTTATTATCACAAATTAATTTATTTCCGTCCTTAAATCGAGCTACAAAATCCACAAGTCCTGTTATTAGGTCACCGTTTTGATTTGGTAACTCAATCCGTTCCTGCACTGACAATACTTTGTCTATTTGCGGTAAGATTTCTTTAGCATAAGTGTCTATAAACATCATTCCTTTGTTTAAAAGAGACTCCCAAGCTTTTACGTTGTCGGGTTGTTTAAGCATGTTTTCAGTCAACAACGACTCATCTAAATCAGCTTTACTAAATCTAATCAAATCTGTGTGTTTAAAAGATACTTCTTCGTTATTAATTTTACCAAAAGACCACGTTTTTTCAAACGCGTCTTGAGCTTCACGAACGCTATAGGTTAAAAGTAGCGTGTTTAGCCCGGTATCAATTGCATTACCAAAAAGTAATGCAGAGCTTGTAGTTTTAGAACGAAGGTACAAAAAATAGTGCATATAATAAGCAAGGGGACATCTAAGATACAATTCTTTGGCTGAATGTGATAGTTTTATTCCCATTAACCTTTTGTCCTGTAGTTTAATTCTATTTTTATATCTTTTTTATCAAGTAAGTCAACAACCGCTTCTAACCATACGTAAGCAGTATTGTTATCTTCGTATCCCAGTGGCGCTGACTTATCTCTAAACATAACTAAAGCGGTATCCTTTAGTTTAATTAAATCATTACTATTCAGTTGTATTTTCTTTTTTAACGAGCCCATAATCTCGGTTCCTCTCTTCTGTTTTAAACACACACCCGTGACGCATTAAAGCCCGCTTTACGTGTCTTTTAAGTACATGAAGGTTAGTGATGTCGTCTCCACCTTTATGTATTACGTTTCCCTCTAAGTCTTGTATTTCGAAATACATCTCTTCAGTATTTAAAACGACCAAGTGATGTTTACCATTAATCACAAATCTCTGTTTTGAAACACCAACTCCTGGTAATTCGTCGCTATACTCATATCTGATTCTTGACTGCATATTAACTCCTTAGCTGTTAATATACCCACTATACTATAATAATACAGTAGTGTCAAGTTTTTAAACATCAGACAAACATATTAATGTATTTTCTAAATTATTGAAATGATAAACAAAAATACCCTCAAATTTAAAATAAACAACAAGTTCTCGTATTGTCATATAAAACATAAATAATGCAAATTTTTTGTTTTATCTAAATTGATATAAGTGACGTTTTCTAGGCTATCGTAAAATAAAAAAGAAAGTTTTGTTATCGTCATCGAATATTTATCACTTTACCGAAACTTGCCGGGTTTTGACAACCTTCAGGTAACACCCATAACACTGGTATTCCGGGATTTTTCGGTTCATCTGCGCAGTCCCCATCTCCCATATAAATAATAACATCACATTTGAGTTCTTTGCATTTTTTAAGAGCAGGATTATACGCTGTTCCGCCCATACCAGTGCGTTCTAGCTTTACTTTTTGTTTTCCTGAATATTCGATAATTTTATGTATTTCATAGTCTACATCGATAAAATACCCTTTACCTACGTTTTTAATAATTCTTTGTAATTCTTCTATAAATTTGGTAAACAACTCGTCACCAACGCTACCGCTGCTATCAACAGGTACACCAACTATAATTTTTCTTTTTTTCTTTATTCCTGGTTGTTCAATTCCGAATCTTCTATTTGGTTTTTTTCTAGTTGATTTACGTTCAGTGAAAACGTTTTTTGCTACGAAATTTCTAACAATTCGCTCCCAAGGTAAGCACGATGGTTGTAATAAATCTTTAAGTAATCGCTGAACCGCTTGAGGTAAACTTCCTGCGTTTGATTTTTTAATAGCGTCCATAAGTCGTTCTTTTAAAACCGCCTCAACTTCGTTTAAATTTTGAGTTTGACCCTCGCTATCGTGCTCGTCAAAAGTTTTCATGTTTTTAGGTATTTTGTTTTGGTTTTCTGTGAGTAAATTGTAATAATAATTACTGTCTTTAAACCTTTCTACTGGCTTTCCAATTATTTTTTCTAAACCTTCGGGGGTACACCCGGTTTTTGGTATTTCTTCAATATATTGATTAATACAAATATCCATGGCAATATTGTTTCTTTTTACATTCTTTAATTTATCACTAAAAGGAACGTGTTTAAACAGTACATGTAAACATTCGTGTTTAATTAAACCCTTTAATTCTTTTGTAGTAAGACTGTTTATAAACTTAGAGTTGAACATAAATGTTAACGTAAAATTTTTAATACCGACACAAGCCGTAGGTACTCTATCTGACCAAACTACTTTAGCACCAAGTAAAAAATCTGCGTAAAATCTTTCAGTTTTTAACAATTGATAAATAGCTTCCGTAAATTTATTCATTTTCTTCCAATTTTTTAGTAATTTTATTAACTAAAACGTCATCATTTAAAATAATATACCCGTATGGAATAAAACTTTCTTCAAGTCTTTTACAAAAACTCATGCACATTTCTACCGGAATATCGCTAAGGTATTCAATTAAATTGCTTCTAATGATTTTGTTGTTTAAGTCTACTTTGTTTTCTTGAAGTCTAATGTAAATTTCTTCAGTTGTTTTGTTTAGAACATCTAATCTTGCCTCTTTATTATTAGAAAGTTTTAAGATTTGTTGACGGCACTGCTTGTAATTGTTTAAAACTAAAAGTCCTGACACAGGCTTTTCTGGTTTATTTAAGTACATCATATACGCCGATGCTGCCACTCGACCAATTGCGCCGCTATAAAGCTCTAAGCGGCAATCGTTTATATCTTCGTTGTCGAGTTTTGCTATCATGTTTAAGTATGATCTTCGGCTTGGTAGTACATGAGCTAAGCCATCTTCTTTTGATTTAATTTCTAAGTTTGCCGCGTTTTCTTTGATAAATCCTGACACATTTACTGCGCCAACATCTTCTGCATATGTTAAAAACTCTTCCACTGAAGGTTTTAAATCTATATGGATAAATCTATCATTAAACGCCACATCGCTCGTGTCAGTTACGTTAAAGTCGCCTGCTTGATAATTACCTGCGGCTACAAATGTCCAGCCATCAGGAATTTTATGCGTGTGAATAGCGCGTTCAGTAAACAAAGAAAACAGCGCTTGTAACACTTCAGGATTGGCTCGGTTAAGTTCATCTAAAAAAACAATACCTTCGCCCGACTCTGGCATCCACTCAGGTCTAGCGTGTTTTACTCTGCCGTCTGTTGTGTGGTGAAGTAACCCTACTAAATCACCTACGTCTTGTGTAGCAGCGTGAAGGTGAACAAAGTTCAAATTAAGTTCTTTACAAATTTGTTTAATGCTTGCCGTTTTACCTACCCCTTGATTGCCCCAAAGAAAGGGGGTAATGTTGTGTTTTCTTAAAATTGGTAATACTTTTTTAAAAGTTTTAATTTCCATTTTATACCTTTTGTTGTTTAAACTTATCGTTAAATAGCTTGGACATTTTTGACTCTAGTTTTTGACCTTCGTCGTAAAACACTCCCGTACCATCTTTATATTGCACTGCCATTTCACCGTCTGCGTGAGGAACAAGTCCTTTTTCTGGGATTTCTTTCATGATTATTTTAACAGGTTTTTCACACACTACACAAGTGTCATTAAAAATCCAATAAAATCCGCAATTTTTAACGATGTTTTTAGCAATTTCAATAATTGGTTGTGGTTTATTTTCTAATACTTCAGAAATATACGCATAAAACGCCACCCAATGACACTCGAAACTACCGTAGCTAACTTCGTTTTTAGTTTTTTTGATAATGTCCTCAGTAAGTTCTTTATCATTTGCTTTAATTTTAGCGGCTAAAACTAGTCCTTGCTTTGGGCTGTCTGCCCAAATAAAATTAGGGGTTTTTGACTTTTGTTTTTCATTTAAAACGTCGTGAGCATAAACATAACTAGCAGTGAGAGCAGCTTCGGCTTTTGTTCTATCACACGGTTCTGTACTTAATCCTATATTTAAATATTCATTTTGATATTCTTTAAGTTTTTCTAGTTGTTCTTTTGTTAATTGTTTCATTTTGTTTTCCTTTTAAAAATTATCAGCAATAGTTTTATTCATTTCAAAACTAAATATTTTAAATTTAGTAAAACCAAATGTGTTTTTTGTAAAACGACTTAATGCGTCGCAAAAACTATCAA